CGTCATCAAACTTAGACTCAATAGCTTCATTGAGAATCATGTCTCGCGAAATCATATGCCGCGGAAGATACATGACTTCTTGTCCGTATATGCGAAGTGATTCAACAATCAGATCTTCATACAGAATCTGCTCGGACCTAACATTCTGAGAAAAATAAACGTTCCTAGGCATTATGCTTTAATTTTCTGTTTGCCCAATAAAATTTTTTGGCCTCGGATATTTTTCTTTTAGTTTCCTCAGAACGCTGTATGCCAACATATTTGCCCGAAAGAGACTTAGATATTTTTTTCTTGGTTTCCTCTGAAGCTTGAATGCCGAATCTAGGATTTGCCTCTCCCCTCATACATCTTCCCATCTTTTTGGAGATATTTGGATTATGTGCCGGGTTGTTTGTTAAATTTCTTTTCGTCAAATCGGGTCGTTTCTTACCGATCTTAGACTTTGATATCTTCCCCCGGGCCTCAGCAGTGTGTTGTTTGAGATGATACAGCCCATTCCCGTTATGCTGATTGTAGTACTCTGGATTGTCTTTGGCGTTGACTGTTTTCAGTATTTGAGCTTCAAGTGCTGACATATATTCAGCAGTTCCTTCGGCAATGATAAATCGTTCAAACTTGCTGCAATCTTTCTTATACTCCTCCATCAGAACTTTGCTTGAGCAGACGTACCCATCATCTGGAGAGCCTTTGTGCCATCCAATGTAAAGACGATTAGTGTCTTTATTTCTCCAGGAATATACGAATGCTTCTTTCATAGATTATCCCACAAAGAAGTCGATCGGTTTTTCCCACTTGCTTTCCATTTCATCCTCAAGCTTGTCGATCTCAGCATTAGCATCATCCCAAAGCTGGCGGCCATTCATAGTAACTCCACCAGGAAGCTGAATACCTTCAAACTTGATCAGATTCGCTCCCCATTGTTTCTTGATAAGAGCAGTGGTATAGCGCTTCAAAAACATATCGTTATAGACATCGGTATACTGATCCGGGTCAATTGTGGTGGACGCATCAATTATAATCCAGTCGCCAGGGATAATTGTATTGGCAAAGTCCACATCAATATACAGCCGATTCATATGGCGGTTGAACCGCACCGGAGGAACGCCATTCAGAGTCATATCCAGCATCTCTAGAAACTGGCGAGTCATCTCGTAGTTGACCAGTGCGCCAGCATACTGCAGATCATAGACATCATTCAGATGCATTTGATAGCGAGCAGACCACATACCCGATGAGCTCGATGAGTTATTCGTCATCGGAAAGATGCGAGAGACGAATATATAGCGATCCGGAATATCGATATACTTATTCGTGGCATTAGCAGTAGTAATCTGATGCTTGACGTAGGTACGAATCACCGCATCGGAGTGATACTCGCGGTAATACTGCACTGCATCATCTACGCGGTCTGAGATCTGGTCATCATCGATGTTGATCTCGATGACTGGAGCGCCTAGTTTCCGCAGGCAGTAGTCAACAAGTTCTTGTCTAGAGGATGGTAAAGCCATAGTATACTATTTATACTACTACTTTAACGCAAAAAGCGCAAACCGCGGTTTGCGGTGTATTTCACACCGGATCTAGCTTGAAAGTATGTACTTGGGAAAAAGCATGCTGCATTATTTCTTTGTTGATTTTGAACACAAGCGGTTCGTTTTTGCTTGAAGTTATATCAACAAAATACTGCTCATTCTCAAAATCGAAGGTTTTCGGTTCCGACGGATTGCTATGCTTTTTCACTAGATCTTCAAAATTTGAGTCGCGGGTTTTATCCACTGTGATTGTAACTGGCTTAATCTTTTTTACCATATAGGTGTTCCCTTTGTATGGAAATCTCGCCTCCAACTCAGGAGAATCAATCATTTTGCTCATCTCAGACACAATATTGTTAATCCTGGATGCTACCCAAATTTCTTCAGTAGGTTGTTCTGAAAGATTTGTTACGTTTATTTCTTTTCGCGGCAACTCATTTTGCTTAATATTTTGAACTGGCTGCTCAACCCGAGTCATTGCGGCATTCACTTGCTCTGGCGAATTCATAACTTGTAGTTCTGGTCCCCATTTGTTTATTGGACATCTGGAACTTTCTACGTGAATTTTAGCAGTCATAAAACATCCGCATTTTATGCAGCGACCTTGCTTATAGAACTCACAGCCCTCACAAATCTTTATTCTTTCTGCTGCTTTTTCTGCAGTGGATAGCAATGGCTTCCCCTTTGCAACATCCACTCCACTCAACCAAGCTTGTTTTGCAAGATTTCGTGCTTGCTGAAACACCGATGGAAAAGACTCGAGATTTTCGTTCTCAAGTTTAGTTTTTATTTCCTGATAATTTTCGGGTGTTAAATTTTCTTTGATAGCACAGCTCATGATAATATAATATAGGTTTTCATTAACAGATCAACTTAAATACTAATATATAACTGGTTTTGCGGTTAGGCTGTAGGCGTTGGTACAGCAACTGTAGCCGTTGGTACAATAGAAGTGTGTATGATAAAGCTACCTGTAGTTGGCTCTTTAATTTCAATATTTAGGCCGCCAATTGTAAATTTCCTATCATCTGGATTAGATGACTCTTTTCCGGTTTTTACTTTGTTTCTGAACTCTATCTCGATTCGTGATGGCCAGTCCCACATGATAGATTGTGACGAGATTCCTTCATATATATCAACACCTCCAGCATCAGTTCTGACTGCCGTGTATTGTGTTGAGTTGTATAAGAATTCACTGCTGCCAGAATCAAGAGATTCTGTGGCCAATCTGAGCATTTCTGCTCGTAGTGTTTCATCGAAGGTTGTTAGATTTACTATTGTCATGGATTTGCGATTACGTACTGGTTAAGACTAAAAGTTAAATGGGTTGGCGTCGTATGGAAGCGCACCAGCTCTCGCGTATGGGAAATGTCCGTCCCACCTTGATGGACGAACGAGGTAGACACCGGCGGTACCACCTTCGTCAACGCCGGCCCACGCCGCGCACTGGCTACATCCAGTAGTGCAGTCGCAGTCGTCGCAATTCGTAGTGCAGTAGCAGTCGTGTGGATTGCACTCTTCGCAATTTTCGTTGTTCTCGTCGCAGCACTCATCGTAGCAAGTATCGCAACCGCCAGTGCAATTGCAAGGGGTGCAGCCGGTAGTGCAGTTGCAGCTGTATGTATAGCGCGCCCACCGCTTTTCCACTTTAGTCCAACCAGAATATATGGTTCCAGCTGAATTCGATACCTTTAATCTCCACCACCCAGATGACGATTGGGAGGTGTAGTAGTTGTAGTCGGGGAGCGGCGGGAAGATAAATTGACCTTGACCGTTATAGTCAGGCGAATTATAATAAGCCGCCGCGCTGGCAAAAGCTCTCTGCGTAATAGATAGAGTTGAAGTATTCGAGACTACCGGTCTGTCGCCGCCTGTTCCATTGCTCGGGTTGTCGTACCACCCCATCTCGTTGGCCTGAGGGCTTGCGTTATAAAATTGCGGAGAGTCGAATCCATCAGAGTACCACCCCCCGCTGCCTGGACTGCTGACGTTGTTGACAGACTCGGCAGTGCCCCTGACATCAGAATAATACCCGCCCGGTGCCGGTAAGCTGGGGGAATGCTGCCAGCGGTATACGTTATTAGTACCGCTGACAGAATACGTTATAGTCAAAGGACTACTATACAAGCTGCCCTCTGTGGCGCTTAAATCAGAGTCTCTGACCAATATATGCGGATTATTGGCAGTGAGGTATTCCAGATTAGTATGGTTAGCATTGCTATAACTGATGGTTTTACCGCCAGCAGTCCACACGAACGCACTCGGATTAGCGGTTATAACTGGAGCAGTTACAGCACTCTTTCCATGCCCATCACTCATTGCTATTGCACCACTCGATTTAACAAATAAAGTTCTTACCGCTGCATCGTTCAATGTGATTGACTGGGTAGACGATGCATAACCGAGCTCAGTATTAACTAGCCCTAATGAAATTTCGTTTGGGTATACTGGTAATGGCATAAAGTATTAGTTGTGTTTATTTATAGACTTGCGAAGGTCATCGATCTCTATTTGTTGTGCTTTAATTGCCTCGATCAGCAGAGGTATAAGCTTTTCATATCGGACAGTCATATATTGCGAGTCAATTGGCGCAGGAGCAATGATTTCTGGGAATAGCGCTGCTACCTCCTGGGCAGATACACCAATATCAACTTTTTTATCATATCCCAGTGCCACAGCGGTATCATTTGGCACAAAGTAGAAACCGCTCAGCGCTTTAACTTTATCAATGGGACTAGCAATGTTTCCAATGCGTGTCTTCAGACGCTCATCTGAGTAATACGCGGTGATATTATTGGTTGCACGGATTTCACCTGAAGTTCCGGATGCGGCAGTGCCCACGCCCAGTCCCTGAATTCCCAGAGATCCAGTAGATGCATCAAACTGAAAATATCCAGATGTCGTCGTTGCATATGGAGTTTGGTTGCTGCCAGTAGCGGCAACCATGACAGGATATAGCGGATTAGATGTAGTATTTGCGGTTACGTTAATGGATGTAGATGATCCACTAATGCCTTGTTGACCTTGTGTTCCTTGTGTTCCAGCACCAATAGTACCTTGTGTGCCTAGAGTGCCTTGAGAACCAATAGTACCCTGAGATCCAATAGTTCCTTGTTGGCCTTGAGTACCTTGCGATCCAATAGTACCCTGAGATCCAATAGTTCCTTGTTGGCCTTGAGTACCTTGCGATCCAATGGCACCTTGAGAACCAATAGTGCCTTGAGAACCAAAAGTACCTTGAGATCCGGTAATGCCCTGTTGGCCTTGAGTACCTTGCGATCCAATGGTACCTTGAGATCCAATAGCACCTTGCGATCCAGTAATACCTTGTTGGCCTTGAGTACCTTGCGATCCAATGGTACCTTGGTTACCAGTAATGCCCTGTTGGCCTTGAGTACCTTGCGATCCAGTAATACCTTGTTGACCTTGAGTGCCTTGCAATCCAATGGTACCTTGGTTACCAGTAATGCCTTGAGATCCAATAGCACCCTGCGATCCAGTAATACCTTGTTGACCTTGAGCGCCCTGAATGCCCTGAGTACCCTGAATCCCAGTATTTACCGCATTCCAGTATGTACCATTCCATGCCCAGCTTTTTGTGCCGGAAATATAAACCTGGTTAAGTGTGGGCCCTGTGGGAAAATCAAGCGCCATTTTTTCTATTTACACTTATTATCTAGCTCAATCAATTTTTCTTTGATCTGCCGAATAACCACATTCTGCTCTTTAAGTGCCTCAATGAGCAATGGAATCAATCGATCATAATATACTGTCTTATAGTTTGCATCAATTGGAGCTTGAGTAATAATCTCGGGCAGAATAGCTTCAACTTCCTGAGCAGATACTCCTATCTCTAATTTCTTACGATACCCCAGGCTTTGAGCTTTTTCATTGGGAATAAAGTAGAATCCATTTAGAGTATCAACCTTATTCATTGCATCTGTAATGTTGCCCTGACGATCTTTTAGCCGATCATCGGAAAAGTAAGCTGTCACATTTCCAGTTGTACCGAAATCTCCGGTCGATGGATTAAATGTAAATTTAGTACAAGTTTTAGCAAGCTGCGTACCTGCTCCTGCAACAATTACTGGATAAAAATCAGAACTAGAAACCGTGTCGAGGGCAGTATCAATAGATGAAGCGGTACTTGCTCCAGCAGTTCCTTGTATTCCGGTGATTCCAGACATAGCAGATACCCATTGCTGGGAATTTCCATCATCATAATAAACCATCAGCACGCCATTTCCCGAATCCCACCAAAAATCATTTACCGATGGACTAGTAGGTGCAGTTTCTGATGAGCTTACTTTAGTGCCTTTTATACCTTGAACGCCCTGGATACCTTGGTTACCAGTAATACCTTGCTGACCTTGAGTGCCTTGCGTTCCGGATCCAGTGATTCCTTGTTGGCCTAACGTGCCTTGGATACCTTGTTGGCCTTGAGTACCCTGAGTACCAGTAGTGCCTTGTTGGCCTTGAGTGCCCTGAGCACCAATAGTGCCTTGATTACCAGTAATACCTTGTTGGCCTTGAGTGCCTTGGGCTCCAGTGCCAGTGATACCTTGTTGACCTTGAGTTCCCTGAGCACCTGTAATTCCTTGGTGGCCTTGAATGCCTTGTGCTCCAGCGCCGGTGATACCCTGCACACCTTGGATACCCTGATTGACAGCATTCCAAAACGCGCCAGTCCATTGCCAGCTTTTTCCACCAGAAGTGTATATCTCGTTAGTCGCTGGACCTGATGGAAAATTAAGTGCCATAGATTCTATTTATCGGTAAGATCAATTATGCGTTGCTGCAGCGCTTTAACGTGCTCTTTAATGCATTCTATTTGAACTAGCATATAATTGCGATCTAAAGTTATTTCTTTGATAGATTCAATCAGCAATGGAATTAAGCGCTCGTACCTAACTGTAAGATATTCTGAATTAGATTGCGCTGGAACAACAACTTCGGGCAATACCATCTCTGCCTCCTGAGCAGAGATGCCCACATCCATTCTTTTAGCATATCCCAATTTAGCTGCTGTATCGTTCGGAATAAAGTAGAATCCGTTTAGTTTATTAACTTTTTCCAAAGCATTAGTGATATTGCCTTGCTTATCTTTTAGACGATCATCAGAAAAGTAAGCAGTCACATTTCCGGCTGCAGCTAAATCTCCGGTCGATGGATTAAATGTAAATTTAGTATTACTTATTTTAGCGGTTTGAGCGCCGCTACCTGCAACGATTACTGGATAAAATGTAGAATTAGAAGATACATCGTTTGTGGAATCAATAGATGCTGAACTACCACTAGATCCAGCAGTTCCTTGTATTCCGGTGATTCCAGACATAGCAGATACCCATTGCTGAGAATCTCCATCGTCGTAATAAACCATCAGCACGCCATAATCTGAATTCCACCAAAAGTCATTAACGGAAGGAGAAGCAGGTGGTGAAGCAGCAGCAGTAACCTTTGTGCCTTTGACTCCTTGAACACCCTGGATTCCTTGAGCTCCTTGAACACCCTGGATTCCTTGAGCTCCAGCACCAGTGCTACCTTGAATACCCTGAGATCCGGTAATACCTTGAGTTCCAGCACCAGTAATTCCTTGTTGGCCTTGAGTGCCTTGTGTGCCTTGAGATCCAGTATTACCCTGAGTGCCTTGAGATCCAGTGATGCCTTGAGATCCAGTGATGCCCTGTTGGCCCTGAGTGCCTTGTGTGCCGGCACCAGTATTACCTTGAGTGCCTTGAGTTCCGGTAATACCTTGTCGGCCTTGAGTACCCTGTGCACCAGATCCAGTAATTCCTTGCTGCCCTTGTATCCCTTGGTTACCAGTAATACCTTGCTGGCCCTGGATTCCTTGCTGGCCTTGCGTTCCTTGTGTACCTTGAGTTCCAGTACCTCCGCCCCCACCCGTAATTCCCGTTAAGGCGCTACCGTCACCGTAGTATTTGACTGCGGTGACATCGCCAATAACTTGGATACTCCGCGTGATCAGTGAAGGTGAGGTAGACATAATATATTAGTGCTCAGGCATATTTATGCCGCCTGAGCACTATGTCAATCGGCGCTAATTACTTAGCACGATTTTCTAGCTCATTGACGCGATCGGCAAGTACCTTGATTGCTTCAATCAGCAGAGGCACAAGCTTTTCGTAGCGAACAGTCATATACTTCGAGTCAATTGGCGCTGGAGCGATAATTTCTGGCAGTATTGCCTCAACTTCCTGAGCAGAGACACCGACATCAATCTTCTTTTCATATCCTAGAGCAATCGCGGTGTCATTTGGAACGAAGTAGAATCCGGATAGCGACTGAACCTTGGCAATAGGATCATCGATTTTTCCGATACGTGTCTTGAGGCGCTCATCAGAGTAATAAGCAGTGATGTTGTTGGTTGCGCGAATTTCGCCAGCGGTACCAGAAGGAGCGGTACCGATACCTAGCGAGGCTACTTGCAATCCACCGTTAGTTGCATTGAACGAGAAGTATCCAGCGGTCGTGGTCGAATATGGAGTTGCATTACTTCCAGTAGTAGTAACCATCACAGGATACAGTACGGTGGATGTAGTATTAGCAGCGGAATTTACTGATGTCGAAGGTCCAGCAGCACCAGTAGTTCCTGTATTACCTGTAGTACCAAGTGTGCCTTGAGTACCTTGAGATCCAGTATTACCAGTAGTTCCTGTATTACCTGTAGTACCAAGTGTGCCTTGAGTACCTTGAGATCCAGTATTACCAGTAGTTCCAGTATTTCCAGTATTACCTGTAGTACCAATTGTACCCTGAGTGCCTTGAGATCCAGTATTACCAGTAGTTCCAGTATTTCCAGTATTACCTGTGATACCTTGGCGCCCTTGGATTCCTTGGATTCCTTGTTGACCTTGTGTACCTTGAGATCCTGTATTACCTGTAGTTCCAGTAGTACCAATTGTACCCTGAGTGCCTTGAGATCCAGTATTACCAGTATTTCCAGTATTACCAGTATTACCAGTATTACCAGTGATACCTTGTTGACCTTGAGTGCCTTGAGATCCAGTATTACCTGTAGTACCAATTGTGCCTTGGGATCCAGTATTACCTGTAGTACCAATTGTGCCTTGAGATCCAGTATTACCTGTAGTACCAGTATTACCTTGGATACCTTGGCGCCCTTGGATTCCTTGGATTCCTTGTTGACCTTGTGTACCTTGAGATCCTGTATTACCTGTAGTTCCAGTAGTTCCAGTAGTACCAATTGTACCCTGAGTACCTTGAGATCCAGTATTACCAGTAGTTCCAGTATTTCCAGTATTGCCAGTGATACCTTGTTGACCTTGAGTGCCTTGAGATCCAGTATTACCTGTAATACCGTATTGGCCTTGAGTGCCTTGAGTACCTTGAGATCCAGTATTTCCAGTATTACCTGTAGTACCAGTATTACCTTGGATACCTTGGCGCCCTTGGATTCCTTGGATTCCTTGTTGACCTTGTGTACCTTGAGATCCTGTATTACCTGTAATACCGTATTGGCCTTGAGTGCCTTGAGTACCTTGAGATCCAGTATTTCCTGTAGTTCCTGTAGTTCCAGTATTTCCTGTATTACCTTGGATACCTTGTTGACCTTGAGTGCCTTGAGATCCAGTATTACCTGTAGTACCGGTAGTTCCGGTATTACCCGTATTTCCAGTGATACCTTGTTGACCTTGAGTGCCTTGAGATCCAGTATTACCAGTATTACCGGTAGTACCGGTATTACCTTGGATACCTTGGCGCCCTTGGATTCCTTGGATACCTTGCTCGCCTTGAGTACCCTGGCGTCCCTGTGTTCCTTGAGTACCTAGTGTGCCTTGAGATCCAGTAATACCTTGTTGACCTTGAGTACCTTGAGTACCTTGGGATCCAGTAATACCTTGTTGACCTTGAGTACCTTGAGTACCTTGAGTACCGAGTTGGCCCTGTGTTCCCTGTGTTCCTTGTTGGCCTTGTGTACCTTGTGCACCAGTATTACCAGTAATACCTTGTTGACCTTGCGCGCCTTGAGATCCAGTAATACCTTGTTGGCCCTGTGTACCTTGGTTACCTTGGTTACCAGTAATACCTTGTTGTCCTTGGGTTCCTTGTGTACCTTGGTTACCAGTAATACCTTGTTGGCCTTGGGTTCCTTGTGTACCTTGGGATCCAGTATTACCCGTATTTCCAGTATTACCAGTTATACCTTGTTGACCTTGAGTACCTTGAGTACCTTGGGATCCAGTATTTCCCGTATTTCCTGTGGCACCAGTATTACCTTGGATTCCAGCGGTTCCAGAAAGGTCATTGATGAAGGTATAGGTTGAACCATTCCATAGGTACAGCTTAGAATTATCTGCATCTTGAACATTTCCAGTATCAATCAGCGCAAATTGGCCGGCAACAATTACAGTTGGTGAAGTATCTGCTGTTAGTGCAGCAACAGATGCATATGTTTTACCAATTGTAAATGCCAGACCCGTTATACCTTGGATTCCTTGGCGTCCTTGAGTTCCTTGAATACCCTGGATTCCTTGTTGGCCTTGAGTACCTTGAGTTCCCTGCGTACCTTGAGTACCGAGTGTGCCTTGGCTACCAGTAATACCCTGGATTCCTTGTTGGCCTTGAGTGCCTTGAGTTCCCTGAGTGCCTTGGATACCCTGTTGGCCTTGCGTACCTTGAGTACCTTGAGTGCCTTGAGTACCTTGAGTGCCTTGAGCACCAGTAATACCTTGGATTCCTTGTTGGCCTTGAGTGCCTTGAGTTCCTTGGGTGCCTTGAGTTCCTTGAGTTCCTTGAGCACCAGTAATACCTTGGATTCCTTGTTGGCCTTGCGTACCTTGAGTTCCTTGCGATCCGGTAATGCCTTGTTGACCTTGAGTTCCTTGAGTTCCTTGAGATCCAGTGATTCCCTGGCGGCCTTGAGTTCCTTGAGTACCTTGGATACCTTGTTCACCCTGCGTGCCTTGAGTACCTTGCGTACCTTGAGTACCTTGCGCGCCTTGCGATCCGGTAATGCCTTGTTGACCTTGTGTGCCTTGAGTTCCTTGGCGTCCTTGTGTACCTTGAGTTCCTTGGATACCCTGGGTTCCTTGTTCACCTTGAACACCTTGCTCACCTTGAGTTCCTTGGCGTCCTTGAGTACCTTGTTGGCCTTGAGTTCCTTGATTACCTTGGATGCCTTGCTCGCCTTGTGTACCTTGAGTTCCTTGGATTCCTTGGCGTCCTTGAGTACCTTGAGTACCTTGAGTTCCTTGCTCACCTTGAATACCTTGGATTCCCTGGCGTCCTTGAGTACCCTGAGTGCCTTGTGTGCCTTGTGTGCCTTGTGTGCCTTGTGTGCCTTGTGTGCCTTGGATACCCTGTGATCCAGTAATACCTTGAATACCAGCAGAACCAGACAAGTCGCTAACAAAAACATACGATGAACCGTTCCATAGGTACAGCTTAGAATTATCTGGATCCTCCACATTTGCAGTATCGATCAATGCAAATTGACCAGAAACAATTACAGTTGGTGAAGTATCTGCTGTCAGTGCAGCAACAGAAACGTAAGTCTTGGCAATAGTAAATGCTAGACCAGTTGCACCTTGGATTCCTTGGCGTCCTTGAGTTCCTTGTGTTCCTTGTGTTCCTTGAATACCAGTAATACCTTGGATACCTTGGACAGAACCAGGAACAGTGTCGATCCACTGTGCGGAATCACCGTCAGAATAGTAAATGCGAAGCATACCTTCGACGGTATCCCACCATAGATCACCTGGGACAGGATAAGCAGGAGCTTCATCACTTACTAGAACATTTGCATTTGCAGCAGTGATACCCTGAATACCTTGAGCGCCTTGGATTCCTTGGATACCTTGTTCGCCCTGTGTTCCTTGATTACCTTGGATTCCTTGGCGGCCTTGAGTTCCTTGAGTTCCTTGGATACCTTGCTCACCTTGGGTTCCCTGTGTGCCTTGAATACCTTGGCGTCCTTGAGTACCTTGAGTACCTTGTGTGCCTTGAGTACCTTGGATGCCTTGAGTTCCTTGTTCACCTTGAGTGCCCTGAGTGCCCTGAGTTCCTTGGCGCCCTTGGATTCCCTGTTGGCCTTGGATACCTTGGATTCCTTGTTCACCTTGTGTGCCTTGAGTACCTTGAGTTCCCTGAGTACCTTGGATTCCTTGTTGGCCTTGGATACCTTGAATACCTTGTTCACCTTGTGTGCCTTGTGTGCCTTGCGTGCCTTGGATACCTTGTTGGCCTTGAGTTCCTTGGGTGCCTTGTGTGCCTTGCGTACCTTGGATACCTTGTTGGCCTTGTGTGCCTTGAGTTCCTTGTGTGCCTTGGATACCTTGTTGGCCTTGAGTTCCTTGAGTGCCTTGGATACCCTGTTCACCTTGTGTACCTTGAGTACCTTGGATTCCTTGGATTCCCTGAATACCTTGTTGGCCTTGAGTACCTTGAGTACCTTGAGTACCTTGAGTGCCTTGAGTTCCTTGGATACCCTGTTCGCCTTGAGTGCCTTGAGTGCCTTGAGTTCCTTGGATTCCTTGTTGGCCTTGAGTGCCTTGAGTTCCTTGGATACCTTGTTGGCCTTGAGTGCCTTGAGTTCCTTGGATACCTTGTTGGCCTTGAGTGCCTTGAGTTCCTTGGATACCTTGTTGGCCTTGGATGCCTTGTTGGCCTTGAGTTCCTTGAGTGCCTTGAGCACCAGTGATTCCTTGAATACCAGCAGAACCAGACAAGTCATCGACAAAAATATACGATGAGCCATTCCACAGATACAACTTAGAATTATCTGCATCTTCAACGTCATTCGTATTGATTAGCGCAAATTGGCCAGCAACAATTGCAGTTGGTGAAGTGTCTGCTGTCAGTGCAGCAACGGAAACGTAAGTTTTAGCAATGGTGAAGGCAAGCCCGGTGGCGCCTTGCACACCTTGGATTCCTTGGATTCCTTGGATACCTTGGATACCTTGTTGGCCTTGAGTGCCTTGCGTGCCTTGGGCACCTTGAGTTCCCTGAGTTCCTTGAGTGCCTTGGATACCTTGTTGGCCTTGAGTGCCTTGCGTGCCTTGGATACCCTGAATGCCTTGTTCGCCCTGCGTTCCTTGCGTACCTTGAGTTCCTTGGATTCCTTGTTGGCCTTGAGTGCCTTGAGTGCCTTGGATACCTTGGATTCCTTGTTGACCCTGTGTACCTTGCGTGCCTTGTGTGCCTTGAGTTCCTTGGATACCCTGTTCACCTTGAGTGCCTTGAGTTCCTTGGATACCTTGTTGGCCTTGAGTTCCTTGAGTACCTTGGGTTCCTTGAATACCCTGTTGGCCTTGAGTTCCTTGTGTACCTTGGGTTCCTTGTGTACCTTGGGTTCCTTGTGTACCTTGCGTACCTTGAGTTCCCTGAGTTCCCTGAGTTCCCTGAGTACCTTGGATACCTTGATGTCCCTGTGCACCTTGAGTTCCTTGGATTCCTTGCTCACCTTGTGTGCCTTGTGTGCCTTGCGTTCCCTGAATGCCTTGGCGTCCTTGAGTACCTTGAGTTCCTTGGATACCTTGCTCACCTTGAGTTCCTTGCGTGCCTTGTGTACCTTGGATTCCCTGTTGGCCTTGAGCACCTTGGGTGCCTTGAGTTCCTTGAGTCCCTTGGATACCTTGACGACCTTGTGTGCCTTGGATACCTTGCTCACCTTGAGTACCTTGAGTACCTTGAGTACCTTGAGTACCTTGGGTGCCTTGAGTACCTTGGGTGCCTTGGATACCTTGCTCACCCTGAGTTCCCTGTGTGCCTTGCGTTCCTTGAGTACCTTGGATGCCCTGTTGCCCTTGGATACCTTGAATACCCTGCTCGCCTTGCGTGCCTTGCGTGCCCTGTGTTCCTTGCGTACCTTGGATTCCTTGTTGGCCTTGGATGCCTTGGATACCTTGCTCGCCCTGTGTTCCTTGAGTACCTTGCGTTCCTTGAGTACCTTGAGTACCTTGGCGCCCCTGGATTCCTTGGATACCTTGCTCACCTTGAGTTCCTTGAGTGCCTTGAGTTCCTTGGATACCCTGTTGGCCTTGAGTGCCTTGAGTTCCTTGGATACCTTGGATTCCTTGTTGACCCTGTGTACCTTGCGTGCCTTGGATACCTTGCTCACCTTGGGTTCCTTGTGTGCCTTGGATTCCTTGGATACCTTGTTGGCCTTGTGTACCTTGTGTACCTTGAATACCCTGTTGGCCCTGTGTGCCTTGAGTTCCCTGAGTGCCTTGAATACCTTGGATACCCTGTTCGCCTTGGGTTCCCTGTGTGCCTTGAATACCTTGTTGGCCTTGTGTACCTTGTGTTCCCTGTGTTCCCTGTGTACCTTGTGTTCCTTGAGTGCCTTGAGTTCCTTGCGTACCTTGGATACCTTGTTGGCCTTGAGTACCTTGTGTACCTTGGATTCCTTGTTCACCTTGTGTACCTTGTGTGCCTTGGATACCTTGTTGGCCTTGAGTGCCTTGAGTACCTTGGATACCTTGGATACCTTGCTGGCCCTGTGTACCTTGTGTACCTTGAGTTCCTTGTGTACCCTGAGTTCCCTGTGTGCCCTGTGCACCTTGAGCGCCGGTTATTCCTTGAATACCAGCAGTTCCAGAAAGGTCATTAACGAAAATATATGATGAGCCGTTCCACAGATAAAGTTTAGAATTATCTGGATCTTCAACATCGTTAGTGTTAATTAGCGCAAATTGGCCGGCAACAATTGCAGTGGGAGATGTATCAGCAATAAGTGCAGCGACAGAGACATAAGTCTTGGCAACGGTAAAGGCCATTCCGGTTGTACCTTGGATACCTTGTTGGCCTTGCGTACCTTGGGTTCCTTGTGTACCTTGGGTTCCTTGTGTGCCTTGAGTACCTTGAGTTCCTTGAATACCCTGGATACCTTGTTCGCCTTGAGTTCCTTGAGTTCCTTGCGTGCCTTGTGTACCCTGAGTTCCCTGAGTGCCTTGGATACCTTGCTGGCCTTGAGTTCCTTGCGTGCCTTGGATTCCCTGTTCACCTTGAGTTCCTTGAGTGCCTTGGATTCCCTGTTGGCCTTGGATACCTTGCTGGCCTTGAGTGCCTTGAGTTCCTTGGATACCTTGCTGGCCTTGAGTACCCTGAGTTCCTTGAATACCTTGTTGGCCTTGTGTGCCTTGGGTTCCTTGTGTGCCTTGGGTTCCTTGTGTGCCTTGGGTTCCTTGTTGGCCCTGAGTACCTTGTGTACCTTGGATTCCTTGTTCACCCTGTGTGCCTTGTGTGCCTTGAATTCCTTGCTGGCCTTGAGTACCTTGAGTACCTTGGATTCCTTGTTGCCCTTGGATACCCTGGATTCCTTGCTCGCCTTGCGTGCCCTGAGTTCCTTGTGTACCTTGGATTCCTTGATGGCCTTGAGCGCCTTGAGTTCCTTGAATGCCTTGTTGGCCTTGAGTTCCTTGCGTGCCTTGAGTACCTTGGATTCCTTGTTGGCCTTGAGTACCTTGAGTTCCTTGAATACCCTGCTCACCTTGAGTTCCCTGAGTACCCTGTGTGCCTTGGATCCCTTGGTGTCCCTGTGCACCTTGGGTTCCTTGGATACCCTGTTGACCTTGCGTGCCTTGAGTGCCTTGAGTTCCTTGAATACCCTGGCGGCCTTGAGTTCCTTGAATACCCTGGATACCTTGCTCACCTTGAGTACCTTGGATACCCTGTTCGCCTTGAGTACCTTGAGTACCCTGAGTTCCTTGGATGCCTTGGATACCTTGTTGGCCTTGGATACCTTGAATACCTTGGTGTCCTTGTGCACCTTGCGTACCTTGTGTGCCCTGAGTACCCTGAATACCCTGTTGGCCTTGAATACCTTGGTGTCCTTGTGCACCTTGAGTACCTTGAGCGCCTTGGGTACCTTGGATACCTTGTTGGCCTTGGATACCCTGTTGGCCTTGTGTGCCTTGGATACCCTGGCTGCCTTGAACACCGGTGACGGTGTTATTGGCCCAGTGACTACCACTCCATGTCCATGTTCTGGTACCTGAAGTAACTTGTTGCCCTACGAAGGGTGATTGTGGGAAATTTAGTGCCATAAGTTTTTAGTATTTATTAAAATAGATAACTGAAAGCAGAATTATTCTGCGTGATACTCTTAACGAAATTGAAGGTGGAGATATATGCTATTACGCAAATCTGGTTTGTGAAGCAAATACAGAATAAGTTGGCGTGGCGGCAGTCTTAACAATAGTATAAGTATACGAATCTATTGAATTTGAATTGCCCGAAATAGGAGTCACGCCTCCTGACCATTTTGGAGTAACTGCAACAGAATCAATAGTGATTGCTTGCGGATAAAAGGCAGAACTTCCATTTGTTACCATAATCGTTACTATTACGCGACGACCAGTTTCAATTGCTGAATCGAACGAGGCTTCTGATCCAGCACCTCTAAAATTGAATGTCCAATTTGCACTTGAGTTAGCAGTATAGTAATATAATGTGCCCAAAAGAATATCAATATTGATTATTCCCGTTGCTACAGTTGCGCTTATTTCGATTGCTTCATTTACTCCTACTACCGGAGTAAAACCTGGGTCAGCATCAACCCATTGTGAGGATGTTCCGTCATTATAGTAAATGCGGAGCATACCCACGCTCGAATCCCACCATAGATCGCCAGCGGCAGCATAAGCTGGGGCTTCATCGCTTGTAAGAATGTTTGCGTTTGCGGCAGTTATACCTTGAATGCCTTGAATGCCTTGGATACCTGTTTCGCCCTGAGTTCCTTGAGTGCCCTGAATTCCCTGTATTCCTTGAATACCTTGCACACCCTGAATTCCGCGAGTTGCATATAAAACCCAATCTGCTGACGCATTGGCCGGATCAGTATAAACAAGTTCAGTTGATCGAATAGAAATATAAGTATTTCCATCCACCGTAGATACTGCAATAGTGTCTTTTACGAAAGAAGAACTATACCAGGTTCCAATAAAGTTTAGGATAGTACCTTGAATACCCTGAATACCTTGCTCACCTTGGATACCCTGTGTGCCTTGAGTTCCTTGTGTGCCCTGGATTCCTTGCTCCCCTTGAATACCTTGAATACCCTGAATGCCTTGAATGCCCTGTGCTCCAGTTTGTCCTGAGAGAGAAATATAAACACCGGCCTGTGTCTTATATCCAGGATTTGCCGAATCTGTAACAGTCGCAACAAGCGTTCCGTCTACAGAATTATATGAACTAATTAAAATGTGCTGTACTATACCGCCTTCATTCGGAGCCCATACAGATAATACCTGGCCGGCAGACCACGCCATTCCTGCAAATGAGAGGCCGTTGTAGAGACTGCCTACAGCCTGAAAATAATAATCTCCTGCCAAAAATGGCGTATTGAGCAAAGGCGTTAAACCTTGGATACCCTGTATACCTTGCTCACCCTGGATACCTTGAGTTCCCTGAGTACCTTGAGTTCCCTGAGTACCTTGCTCGCCCTGGATACCTTGCTCGCCCTGGATACCCTGAATACCTTGCTCACCCTGAATACCCTGAATACCTTGCGTGCCTTGAGTACCGGTAATTCCTTGAATGCCAGCAGATCCAGAAAGATCATTAACAAAAGAATATGAGGTGCCGTCCCAAAGATAAAGTTTCGAGTTATCCGAATCTTCAAGATTTCCGGAATCAATAAGCGCAAATTGACCAGCAATAATTCCGGTAGGAGATGTATCGGCAACCAGCGCTGCGACAGAAACATAAGTCTTAGCAACAGTAAATGCTAGACCGGTTGCACCTTGAGTGCCTTGAATACCTTGCTGGCCTTGAGTGCCTTGAATACCTTGCTGGCCTTGAGTACCCTGAGCGCCTTGGATTCCTTGTTCACCTAGCGTTCCTTGAGTACCGGTAATTCCTTGGATTCCTTGACCACCTTGGATACCCTGAATTCCCTGTGTGCCTTGAGTACCGGTAATCCCTTGGATACCCTGGATACCTTGGATTCCTTGCTCACCTTGGATACCCTGAATTCCCTGTGTGCCTTGAGTACCGGTAATCCCTTGGATACCCTGGATACCTTGGATTCCTTGCTCACCTTGGATACCCTGAATTCCCTGTGTGCCCAGCGCGCCTTGCACGCCCTGGATACCTTGTGCGCCCAATGTGCCCTGAATTCCTTGAGCTCCTTGAATTCCTTGAAGTCCTTGGATACCCTGTGTTCCGGCACCAGTAATACCTTGGCGCCCTTGAATACCCTGTATACCCTGCGGGCCACGCGCACCTACACCAATTGCTTTGACAGTTATATTTTGGTCAGATTGGCGCATTTTTGCGATTGATCAGTGCAATTCAGGCTAAAGATTATGAAGGGCGAGTAATGCGAGGATTAACCTCGATCTGCCCTTCAACAACGCGCATCACAATAGCGGCAGAAACAATTTCAACATCGAATTGATAACGGCCCGGCTTCATCGTTGCAGTAGTCACTGCACTTAAGTGCAAAACGAGTTTGCCATGAACTGGCTCGTTGATTTCTGTTACAAAATCAACTGCTGTAGTAGACAAATATGTTTTGCGAATCTGGCCTCTAGCTGTGTATCCTGTCAGGTCAAAAACCATGCCATCTAAGCCCTCAACTGTAAGTGTTGTGGTAAAACTAATTCCAGAATCAACCGAGAAATTTGCATAGACAGCCATATATAGCGTCTATTTATACATAGAATCAATTACTAAAATCCAAGGTGCTTCTGTCTAACAAACCTTAAATCATATGTGGTAGATGAAATTGGAAACGCTCCATTACAGTCGCTGAAGGGCGTCTCGGTAGGAGAGCAATGACGCCAGCCAGCGCCCCATTTACGAGTCATATACTCTATATTTAGCTCATTAGCTCTGTCAAGTTTACTGCTCATAACCTGATCAGTCTTTCGAGTCTGGCTACCGTGAATGTGGTACTCGTTTTTCTTGCCTTCTCCATGATAATACTCAGACTTTAGACTCATCAGCCTGCGAATTGGCTTGTGTATAAACCTCAGAAAATAGTCAGAATCCTCGTTATACGCTGGATAGAGATTCTCGTCAAATAGACCATACTCTGCAATGACATGATCTCGAATCAGAAAGAGGTCCCAGCTGCCAATACCGTGCTCACCTTGGTAACCATGAATCGTTCCTAAAGAAGGATCTTTCAGAGTCTCATTGTGCATCTCTTTCAAAAATCCTTCGCCAAAAGCCACGTCATCATTTACTATAATCCAATATGGGCACTTCATATATGCCTTAATCATTAGATTCCATGATGCAGCTACACCAATATTGGCGGGCATATGGGTTACTCGGATTTTCCCGATGAATGGATGCGGTGTCTTAGCAATTTCATCAAGCTCTGCATCGATCTCACCTTTACCATTGTTATTGATAACGAAGAATTCTTTGACTGGATGATCTACGCTGCCAATTAGTCGCTTAAGCCACTTGGTGTTCTTAACAACAGCAGTGCCGATCATTGGGATTTCTGGTGCTTCAACTTGAGTATTCATAAACTTGTATAGCGAGGTAACCTTTCCATTATTTAGCCACCAGCTGGTGACGTCTCTGCACGAATCAGCATTGTAGTCTTTCACCTTCTTTCCAGCAACTGTAAAATTAGTGCTGAAGGTGTTCATTTCAGTAAATAGCGGAGCGATGTATGTCTTTCCTGGAAAGTACATTAGATTCTCCACAATCGGAATAGCCTTTGAATCGCCGGGCACATCGATTTGGTAATTGGTATCTTTAATATACCAATCTACCAGTTTCTGGGCATATTCTCGGCGCATCAGATATGCTGTCACTGACCAATCTGCAGTCACACGAGCGCGAAAGCAGATGCTAGGAATCTCCTCAGCTTTGATGAGGCACATCTGAATACAGTCCCAGTCTGCAGGTAGCGATGCAGCAAACTCTTTCCAGGTAAAGCTCCAGTTGTAGCAATTGCGTAAGTTAACATCATCTTCCAGAAATACTGCATACTCAGAATCTGATGTCTTCAGCCATGCATTGAGCATTTCAATATGTCCAAGCGAGACTGCAATCTCCTGCGACTTCATAGAGACAAAGTATGGGCCGCGCACAGCTGGGTGGTTTCGATAGTCGTTAGTTCGGCCATCGAATCCCACACCGTTTCCGTGCGCCATCTTTGTTGTAGCAATTAAGTCAAACTCAGCGAACTGCTGTTTCATTGAGGTATGACGATCTACTGAATCAGCTAGTGTGATCCAGTAGACTGGAGGAAATCCTTCTAGTGGATTCATCTCAGGCACCGAATTTAGCAATCATTTCTGGTGTGTATGACTTAAGATGCTTTAGATTATTGATGACAGACACTCGATGGCCATCATCTAGATTGTAGTTAAGTAGCAGATCGCTGAAAATATCACGCGCCTCAGCACATTGACCTACCCACCATCCTGTCACAGCCTTCTCAAACATGAGTCCATATGGGCCGGGATATTCTACCCAGGTACGCAATGGCGAGCTGGTATCGTTTGCAATCACTAGTCCCATTGATGCTAAAGTATAACCGTTGACCCAACCTTCTACTGTAGCGTCACGTTCCCACCAACGGCTTAGCAAGAAGTATGCTTCAGGCCGCTTAGGAAGAAGTGCCATCGCACGCTGCAGCAATCCACGTACTGAAAGACCGCGCGTTCCCTGAGAAATGAAACACAGCGCTGCGCGCACTAATGACTCATACTGTAGTAAGACATTGCTGGAACGTTCAGCTGCACGGATGTAGAATGAAATAGCAGAGGCTTTCTGTCCAATGCCGTCATAGTACATTGCAAGCGCGAAGTTGTTCTCATCATATTCCGGATCGCCCAGATATGTATTGAGCAGAATAGGCAGTTGTGCACCGCCGAGAATATCATTAACAAACCGCTGCACGCTTATTAGATTTAGCCAATTTGCACGATTCTGCTTAAAGTTATTCCATGTAAGAGGAAGACGATTTGTGAACGTATTACCAACTCCTTTCCAGATCACGCCACACCCCTGATCAGTATCAACAGTGGCAAAATTCCAGTCTGTATTTTTAGCACGCAGTTCCACAAATGCTTTCCAGCAATCTCCATTCCAATGCCCACCATTGTACTCCGGTGTCTGGTGCTCCTCAATCAAAGGATTCATATCATGGCAAAGAATGAAGCCTCCGGTACTCAGACGTTTCATTGCATTGCTGATGTCAAGCTTTACCTGAGCAGCAGTATGAAGTCCATCGATAAAGATGACATCGAACATATGGTCATCAGCAATTGAATTGAAGAATTCATTTGATGTGCTATGAAAGTACTTGTACTCTCCCGTTATTGGTGGTGGCGTGACCGGATCAACTGCCGTACGATTAGCACAGCAGATCTTATTAAAGTTCTCACCTTGGTGCACACCGATCTCAAGATAAGATTTAGCGCCGATCTTGGCGATCAGCGAGTTAATTAAGGAAGTACGATTCATAGTTTGTCCACGATAAAACAATTTTCATTCACGCGAAAGCCGGTGCCGAAGATCTCGGTTACAGCTTTATATACACCACCAAATTCTGGGTTGTTCGGATAGCAGTCATGCCCCGCAAAAACCCCGCCTTTCTTAACTTTGGGATACCACTTAAGAATGTCAGCTTTTACAAGCTCATACTCGTGGGCTGCATCGATGAAAACGAAGTCTACCGATTCATCATTGAATCGTTCGGCCGCTTTCAGTGATTCCATCTTCATCGGAATACAGTACTCTTTCAATGGCAGAAGATTGTTCTCAAAGATGTCATATAAGCCTGCAAGCTCTTTATCGCTTACAGCCCAGCTGCCATTCGTCTTATGCTCAGATGATCCTTCCCAGGTATCCACGCAGTAGCACTCGATGTTCTTTTTTGAGTTGTAAACTTCGGTGGTAAGATATGCAATCGACCGCCCTTTCCAGACACCTACTTCCACGAACTTGCTACCAGACGGAAAGCGGTTAACCATCTCTCGATAAAGGTTTGGATATGTGAACCAGTTCTCGCCGAAGATTGCATCATTCTCATGGAAGTGCTCGCGTTTGAATTCTGGCGGGAATAAGTAGTTCTTAATGCGTTTATGCTCGAATACTTGTCGTGGCAGAGAATGAATCGGGTATCTACGCAGGCGGTGATTTGTTCGGCCGATCGGATCAGTAGATCCTTGCTGAGGATCATATGCTGAAATGAACTTCTCAACTTCTTGTTTATTGCCCGCGCCAGCTGCAGTAGGCAGCTTGTCATTCTGATCTGCAAACGCTTGCCATTTTTCTAGCATCTTTTCGCGCCCGCCCATCCATGCAAAGTGCCATCCGGCCATTAAGTTAATACCCCCATCAAGCTGAAACATATCTGCAAACTTGACGTTGTTTCTGCGCCATGCATGAGACTCACGAATCTTACTTGGAGAGTAGCAGTCAAAATGATGCTTCATACCCATGAAACCTGAGGCCCAGAGCGCATCGCTTCCATTGTCGGCAATAAGCTGAAGATCAGCTTTTGCGTTAAGATAGGCCATTGGAATACGCAGGATTCCTTTCTTGTTCTGGTATGCTACATTAGCATAATACTTCACGAAGGACGGATCCATGATCTCATCTGTATCGGTAACAATACAGACTGTCTCATAGTCAGTAACCATACGAGTTAAAGCATCGCGCTGCAAATTCTCGCGAATCCAGTTGTCCGGGACTTCCTCGCGCGATGGCAAGGTGATCTCTATAACAGTTACTTTTTCATTAAATAAGCCAAGTTCTTCAAGAGTCTTGCGAGCGCTAAATGGCTTAGGATCGCCATTGTGCGTGCGGTTTGCATCACAGATCACAAAATGATCTACAACTGGAGACAGCAGACGGATACGAAACTCCATCAGCTCTTTCTCGTTAAAGTATGGAAAGCAATCAAGAATTTTCATTGATAAAGTTAATTACGTGCTGTGTGGGAACTCGCAGAATATATGCTGCATTGTCTTGGAAACCAAAGGTAATGAGCAGTTCGCGATCATTGAGATGGCACATACCCACACCGAATTCTACGCGGCCGTCCATCATAAAGAATTCCTTTGAGTACTTAACGATATTCCAGTCTTTATCCCACATCAGAAAGCGGTGATGGTAGACACCATCTTTTCGCCCAACCTCTGAGCTAAACAGATCGACCTCATGAGTCATAGCAATTCGATTGCCATTACCCAGTGGAACAATCTGAGAACCACCGCGAACATCTCGGCGAAGTCCTGGCTTATTCTCTGGGCTACTATTCTCATTCATTACTACTGTCTTACACTCCTTGGTCTCAGGAAATGCCTGAACAACTTCAGTAGGTGCTGACCACTTGACGAAGTGGTATGGCATATCGAGTACTGGCATCCAGTTCTTCTCACAGTATGAGTTTGGATTATTTGGTGCAGGAATACGGAAGCGGCTTACTTCCTTGACTGAGTCAGGCCCAACCACAATCTCGCAGAGTTCCATGCGCCCTTGGCCATTCGTGGTGGTATCGCGGCGCACACCGCAGATATACAACTTGCCATCCCACCGAAATAGGCGCGCATCCTCGAGACCGATGAAGTCCCAGATTGGTGTGTACTGGCTATCGCCAAACGTCATGTCGATTTTGTCGAGACGCGAAATGTTGAGCTTATCATCCATCTCGCAGTAATAATTCGTGGTCCTGAGCTTGAGGTCATTCTCAGGATGGAGATATGTCAGCGGACCCCATGGGTGCAGAAATACCTTATTCTCGGAATGGTAGAACGTGTAGTTCACATGCCGGATATTTACCAGAATCTTACCGTTGTCATTGAAGACAGACGGATTCATCAGGCCAGTTCCGCCCGTTAGATTAGACGGAACAATTAGAGGGTGGATCGATCCACCAGCTTGGATAGCAGATTTGACGAAGTTATTCATAAGATGACGGCGTGCATGCCGATCATCATTATGTATATGTCCTGCCAGAAGTAAATCTTATTTTTTAAGTAAATCTACTTCAGCCTTCAATTCTTTGATGGCTTCAATAAGTAGAGGAACGAGCAATTCGTAGCGCACAGCTTTATATCCATCAGGACGCGTAGCTACTACATTTGGAAATACCGCTTCAACCTGCTGAGCAATGATACCGGAGTTATTGTCGCGCACGAAATATCCATCTACCTGACCATGTATTTTCTTATATTCGTTGTTCCAGTTATAGATCACACCGTCAATCTGAGATAGTTTGTTGAGAGCATTATCGATCTTGACGATGTTGGTCTTAAGGCGCTCGTCAGATGCAGCGTATGCAGTAATATTACCAGTAGCACGGATTTCACCTGCAACTGCAGATCCAGTGGGCCCACCAACACTCAGGCTTTTAATTCCTAAATCGCCAGTAGATGGATTGAACTGGAAATACCCAACTGTAGTAGTTGACTGTGGTGCCTGAATTGAACCTGTGGCGCCAACCATTACTGGGTATAGTATGGTATCGTTGGTATTTGCAGCGGAGTTAATCGCGGTTGACGGACCAGCAGTTCCAACTGTGCCTTGAGCACCGGTGACACCTTGGATTCCTTGAATACCTTGTGTGCCAGCTCCAGTAATACCTTGTTGGCCTTGAGTACCTTGAGATCCAGTAACACCTTGGCGCCCCTGAATGCCTTGCAATCCTTGAGCGCCAGTAATGGCCTGAACTGCAGCAACAATGCCCTGAAGCGACTGCAGCGTACCAGCATTCTCATTTGACTTAACGCGCCATTGCTCGAATGTGTCAGTACGATATACCTGTTGAGTTGCCATGATGTTTTACTTTGAAAGATTATTCTGCTGCACCGAGATAAGCTGTTTGACTAAATCCTTGAGTTCGGATACTTCACACTTAAGTTTTTCCATCTCTATTTCCTTAGCCTGTGTGGCGCGTTTAATGGAAAGACGTCGAAAGTAGTCATTATTGTTTCTATTTATGATAGCACTATTGGATCCATCCCGTGTTAGCGATGGATCCTCTTTTACAATAGAATGTCCAGCAGATGCCATACTCGTTATGTCACTGCAATTGCGCGGAAATCGCGGCAGGACGGCGCGGCAGATGAATTGCTTGAGAGGAATACAATCTTTACTGCAAATGCGGTAAATCCTGAATTATTATTCAGCGCTTCTTCAGTGACATTATACTCGATCTCGGTATAGTTATTTGGATTAGAACTTGTGGGAATAGAAGAGTTTGGCGATACTGCAGCCCATGGCAAAGAATCAAAGTCTATATCTGAATTGTCAGTAGCAAGAATCTTATAGTAAACATCGATACTGCTCCCGGCCGGCCGATTGATCGAGATAAACATTCTCAGCGCAAATGCAGCATGACTCAAATCAATGCGACGAGTGATATACTTTGCCAAAGCAGATGATCCGTGTGCTGTAGTTTCTGGTTTATAATTCAGTACTACATTATGTTCGCTTATGTCAGTTGCAGCAGGATTATCCAGACGGTTATTGATTGTGACAACAGATACTCGGTTTAGATCAATTACCGGTGAGAGTGTAGTTGTCTCACTGGTCATCGTGGCTTTCAGATAGAAACTCTTCGTGGTAGGGTTAGAGGGGTCGTAGCGAATGACCTTAGGAGAAGGCATATAGACGCTAGAATTAACCGGAATGTTATAGTAACTTTCTAGGTTGCTATAAGGACTTTCGTCGCCTGCCAGCGATTTTCCGTTAGTAGTGCGAACTGACCAATTAGTATTGGTAGTCTGAAATGCCAATTGCTGGACATTCGGATATAGCACATCGAACATACGATTCTCAGTAGCAGTAACTGCGTTTCCACCGCATCGACCAGCTGCAGTAGCAGCTAAGTACAAAGGCGAAGCAGAAGCAATCTCAATGGTGTATGAATCCTGCTCAACTGATGTCACTTCATGAGTTCCGTTGATTGATGCTGCTGGAATACCATTGACTGTAGTACCTGCAACAATACCAGCAATAACTACCTCTGCGGCCGCTGCAACATGGCCATGATCCGGATGATATACGCGAACGGTCTTTGAGCCTTTTACCACCAGCCCGAGTCCAGTAGTGATTAAGACACGCGGCGACGGAATAGCAACAGTGTTTGTAGATGGAACACGAAATACGAAGTCGGTTCCGGAACCGACTGGAATAGAGGTAATGAGCCATGTTCCATTTGGTGCATTGGTAGCACCGGAGATAGTGATCGAATCGTTTACCGCCAAGCCGGTATTACCGGTATTCGGCGATATATTGGATAACGTAACAGTAATTACTTTGTATCCAGCATCGCCGCCAGTGGTGCCAGCGATAATATCCATGCCAGTTACAGCAAGAGTGGTGGTATATGTCTCAAGCGGATTAGCATCCAGTGTAACAGGAGGAATCGTTGCCTCATTTAGCACAACAGATCCGGATGTCAAAAAGTTTGCACGGTACATCGTGAACTTAATATCCTTGGTGAGCTCCGGAGTCCAGGTTGATGCATTCTGTGACTTAAACATCACTCCGCTATATGGCTGCTTGTCAATCAAGAATGATGGGTTTATAACATCTCTTCCGCCAATATTTGCACACCATAGTTTGTATAGCCCAGAATTGGCCGTGATTTCAAAGCAATACTCAGTGGTATCACGCAGAAATATAGGAGCCTCAAATGTGAATCGAGTTGGGGTTGCTGCAGCAGCAGATACTGCAATGTTTGCTGCAGATACTGTTACTGTTGAGAAAGGAATGATAACAGAGGTTGGTGTGCCATTCTCAATAGTCCGTAGACGCACAGTCACTGGCATGCTATCAATAGTGTCTTTCTGTTTAAAGAAAAGATCAAGTGATGTTACAAAGGCCCCGCCGGGAGTATCTATTACAAATGTCTGTGCCAGCGGATATATCGAGCTAACGGTTTGTGTAGCAGTTGATATCTGTGCTGATGTTAGGGAAACGTTGCTCATATTTTTGACAGAGTAATGGTAATGTTAAGGTAAGGTGTTGAATGTGCCCGTCGGTGGATTAACCGAATGTCCCTGTCGGTGGATTACGGTGGATTAACCAAATTCTGTATGAGGTTAGAAGTTACTGTTTTACCGCTCGCAGTTGTAGCAATTACTTCCCATTCATACTGCCCTTGCAAGCCTACAGGCCCGGTGTAGGACACTGTGTAGACCGCCTCGCCACGCTCCGGCGGTTGTAGGTTAGTTGCTACCGGCACCCAATTTCCCTCGCTCGATGATGTTGCTCCAGAACGTCCTCGCACGATGACGGAAGTAATCTTATCGGCTTCATTGTAAGAGTATTGCATTCCGTCATTTAGACCTATTTTCAGGTCGATCGGACTTCCAAGATATCCCGTTGCCGGACCCCGAGCCCGCTGGGCCAGAAAGCCCGAATAATTCAATTCAGCTCCTGGGGTATACATAAGCACAGATGGTTCAGCTGGTCTAGAATATTGCGGCTGAACTATCTGAGCAACTGGCCGCACTATAGCTGGAACAGTAGAAACCACTGTATTATTTGCCACGCTAGTCTGATGTGTCTCAAGAATTCCAGAGGCAGTATAAGTAATATCTGCATAAGTGTACGCAGCATTGATATTATTGGTTACATTATCTATCAGACGAAACACTCGGCTACCTGTTAGGAATTTGAGAGTAGAATTATTTGGAATAATGAACGATCCAGCGATATTTCCGCTAGCATCTGTTGTCAATGTGCTAGCGCCAGATGGAGATGGGTGCACAGTATAATCTAGATAATTGGTATTATCTGCCGCAGTTGTGTAGTCTACAAATGTATCTGTAGAGTTGATGTAATCTGCAATCTGAATTCCATCAAAGAAAGCATATAGACGAGAATTGGGCTTTAATCCAGATACACTGAAGTATACCTTGCGCGAGCGAATATACGACACCAGCGATGTGCTTACAATTAAGTCACTATATGTTTGTGTAGTAGTAAAGTTGTATGTTCCGCTATTGAGATATGCTGTTCCGCTCAATGTGCTGCTGCCAGATTGCTGGGCAGTTAGCGAGGATATAGAATTTACTTGTAGTTCTGTTCCACCTGCAGTTGTACCAGATACTGGCGGGGATCCATACCAATTGCCAGTCCATGCATTATAAATGACTTTATTGCTGGAATTTTCACTAATATCAGAGAACCAGCTAAGTTGAGGATCGGCATTTGCAGCAAGAGCAGGTGCAATCTGTGTTTCCTTCCAGTCATCACCTGGAGGAGATAATCTGATTTCTCCACGCCATCCCCAGATAGCATGAGGATTCACGATTTCTGAGCCAGATGCATAGGGCTGAGTAATTGCGGGTACCTCAGTATAGTCGAGAGTAATAAGCGGCCCAGTCTTCCTCACTCTACTTGTACCGCTATCGGTTAGATTAACAACCAGCGCAGTATTGTCCTGATAGAATTCTGGACGCAGAATACCTTTATCAATATCCACAGAACAATGGTAATCTGGATGGCTGATAGCGCCAATGCCATGACCCACAAAAGAATCTACTACAAATCCATTCTTGTACCGTTGGTTCGTGCCATCCATGATCTGCTTTGAGGCAGTTTCTTTTTCAAGCAGCGATAGCGAGGTGTAGTATTCTACATTTGCAATGCGCTGTTCAAGACGACCGATGTCGCGCATAGTGTAGCGGCGGTTATCGACTGCAGTAGCAGTTAGATCAGATTTACCGAAGGTATATGCACCCAGCGAGAGCGCGTATAGCACCATAGAATCTGTAGGATTAGATGGAGCAGCCGGTTTAGCATCTGAGATACCGTATTGCACGCCGAATGTGCCAGTCTTATTGACATAGATCTTATCGGTGCGCGGAAGGTAATACTGAATATCAGTGATAATCAATGATCCTGGAACAATTGTATGTGAGGTATTGCCGCCGGTACCAGTAAATGCAGTTCCTGTAGTATCCTTTGTGGGGCGAAAGTCAAGAGCATCCCGTAGCTCAATCTTACCCTTGATAGAATCGAAGGAAGGAATTAGACTATACAGTGTTGAATCATAAGAGTTAACCGAGAAGTAATCACCAGCTCCGTGTGCGAAATAATCAAACACAACTGTTATTTGGCCAGTTGGTGCAGAACTTCCTGGTTTAAGACGAATACGAGCAAGATCATAGAAATTCTCGCGTTGTCCATTATCTAGTTCGTAACGACCAGATATATCTGGATCATTAGCAATATCTGGAACAGTATTACGATTAGCAGACATATAGATGCCCTTTATACGCAGCACATCAGTTTTGCCCAGAACATCATAATTACCTAAAGTAGTATTTGGAGTAGAAAGCGTGATTTGTGAATTTACCGTTAGTGTCTTGGATTTCTCACTGATATTGCTGTGTGTCACCGGAGCAATAATCGTAAACGAATTAGATGCACTACCCGCGAATGTTAGGGAAATTGTTTGTAAGCCGGCAGAAGTAATAGTCATCGGTGTTGCTACTGCACCGTTGCTGGTGTTATTCACACAGATAAAATCTGCAGCATTATTTGAGGTGAAGACCTTATTCGACGATCCGGTGTCAAGCTGAACAATGCCGCTACTGGCAGTAATGCTATCAAACTTACGTCGAACATTGTAAACTAGATCAACTGAATTATTTAGATCGCGAAGTGTTTTAGTTGCGGTTGAAGGCAACTTATACAACAAAGAACTCGTGGATGTGTTGTATAGCACTGCATCACTAATACCAGTACTAATATCGCTAATGGCGGCGCTGAAGGGAACAGGCAAATTGCTATCAACGAGAGTACGAACGTCCGCAAATGTATAATTATAAGATGTTGCAGGAATGTTAATATCGAATAGATAAAGCTTGTATCTTGTCCCCGAAACATATTGAAGACCACGAGCGCGCGCAGTACCGATTGAGACAGCGTCAGCTTTCTTTAGTGTAATTACAGAATAAGTGGTGATATTTGGTATACCCACAAGCGTGTCAATATAGACATATCCTCCAAGCTCGCATGACAGCACTGCAGAATTAGAAATTGCAATATCCCGCGCCTTCAGTACTGGAACATATGTAGTGTCTAGTGTTTCTATTCGGTATCCATTGACATATGCAACAGCGGGCTCAAGACCTACTGCTAAGCGATTACCACCATAAGTAATAGCTTGCGCTGCTGCCACTCCATCTTTTGAAACAATCTGTAATGCAGTATACAGCCCGCCATTTGTGCCATCATTGTAGTACTCACGGACATTGAGCTGAAATGCGCGAACTGTGTAATTTCCAGACTCCTCATAAGTACGAGTAGCTAGAGTATTTGCTAGCTCAGAATATTCTGTGCGCGCTTTACCAATGATTGCTCCGTTGCGAATCGATAGAACATTGATAATATCATCTTCAACGCGTTTAGGCAGATCTAGAGATTCAACTGCTAGATCTAATGCAATCTGATAGCGATGTGCACCAGGAGCAGAATCATTTGGAGTGCCTAGAGCATTGTCGACCAATGATGGATCTTCTGCAGATGTGACGATATTCTCTGAGATCTTATAGACCACACGTGCTGAAGGATATGAACTATACTTCGAGACAATAATGGAAGAAGCAGGTGTATAGACAAAATTGCCATTGATGTAGTACACACCATCGTTTACTGCTACACGAGTTCCATATCCTGTTGCGCTAGCTGCAACAACCTTGAATCTATGAGCGTACACAGCCGGGGTGGTGCCGTTGGCGGGGATATACACTGGGGTTTCAACAGTATTTAAGATTGCCCCGGCAGAAAAGACATGGGCGGTTTCATTGGCGGCAGTATACTTAACATAAGCTGTCAGATAATCTGATGTTGTGCTGGGCAGAAACTCTAGAATTGTGGCAGTAATACCAGTTGGACTTCCAATACCTGTATCGGTAATAAGCTTAAGAGTTTCGCCTACTGAAGCAGTCAGATATTCGGTAGCACCTGTACCAGTATTTCCCTGTGGATAATTGGTAGTCGGCCCAACTAAATCTGCAGCTGTATAATTAAATGATGTCTCTAGCTTAATATAAGCATAGGACGTATCCAGCGAGGCCTGACCGCCCATAACTTGAGAACCATTCTGAAATACATGGTTACCGAAACGTTCAATCTGAGATTGAATTGCAGTCTGAAGCTGCGTCAGCTCGCGTGCCTGTACTGCATACCCAGGACGAAATAGCACACGAAGATAATTCTTCTCTGGATCGAAGTCGTCGTAGTAAGGAGGAACGTTGTAAGTTGTAATTGACATGGGTTTTCTTAGAATTCAATGACCAAACGAATATCTTCAATCTGCGATATTGCTCGAGTAATCGGCGCGCGGTTTTCAATAAACATAATATCACCAGAACACGGCTTAACTTCAGGATTACCTAAGCCACCAGAAGCAATTGTAGCGCTTTGATCGCCGAATGAGGTAATTGCCTCGCCGCTAGAAAATGTGCCATATCCAGTCTTATCATTCTGATGGTAACGGATAATATGAGTTGTATCTTCTAGGGCATATGAATCCACAAATGCACACGCAGTGCTTGAACTGCCAGTGATATAATCGCCAGATGCAAGTGTACCACCGCTGGGGGCGGCGGTCAATCTCATTGTTTTTAGTGCGGATAGTGTGGCTGTGTTTGAGATAACAGCTGTATTAAAGTTAAGTGGATTCTTAACAAGCGCAATCTGACGGAAATTAGCACCGGTGATAAAGTCGGCGCCTGCTCCTTCTGCTCCTGTCAATGTCACATTTGTTTCTACATAGAATCCGCCAAGCTCCCGCGTCTGATCAGTTCCATGCCCATTCTTAGGTGAAAGAATTGCACGAGCGGTCGCCGTAACACCGGCCACGGGGCTTGCAATCGTAACATATGCACTAGTATATCCAATTCCACAATTGTTTCTATATGTTTGTGGGCCGTTGCCGGTGGCATCCATCATAGCACTTTCTCCCGTCACATTTATGGCAGTAATTATACCATTAACAACAACTGCTGTTGCTGCAGCGCCACTGCCATTTCCAGATATAGTAACAGTAGGTGGATTCTGCGTACTATATCCACTTCCTCCGTTAGTTACTACATAACGGTAAATCTTTCCAGAAGTATCAGTAGCACAACTTGTCTGATAAGCATATTGTGTTGCTTCATCAGCACTCAACGAGCTGGCGTCAACGCCGGGCAGAAGAGTGATTGTCTTAACCGGCATATAATTGACTGTCATGAACTTCGTGACATTCGGTGTGGAAATCTTACCCATATACTTCCAGATATATCCGTCCGGGGTACTAAATGCGTGCGGAGATGCCGTAATGGCCGGTGCATTAGTAGAAGTAATAAGAGGGTCGAGTGGCGCTTTTAGACACTTAAAAAGATCGTAGTTCTCATTCAGCACATAAAACCTTTTAGTAAAAATTGCTGCATCAAAATCATCCCAGCCAACATACCTAGTACCGCTAACCCAGTTATAGCGAGGAACTACATTGATTGCATCAGATGCTCCAAGCTTCTTCAGCGCAATTGCGTTCTGCCACATATCATTCTCCTCAAGCTGAACATCCAGTGGAGTAGGAGCAGGGCTATCTTGGCTAGTATCTTTATTGGCTGACCACGCATCTGACTTGCCCAGCATAATATACACGCTGTCATTGGCTATGGATTTGATGAATGTGTTAGCATTCTCCAGGCGAAACTTGGTTGTGATTGTAGCTGCCATATATCTGTATGTGTGTTAGGAAGAAATGAGTTCGACTCCCAGAGTTGTAGTAGAATTATTATCCGAGTATACGATAGTGTTATTTATCATATAGTTAATGGTATAATTTCCATGAGGATACCGCGGATTTGAACCGCCATTGTCATCTGCCTGCTGTATCGTCAGATGAGACCAAAGATTCATCGGCCATCCGTTATGAAAGTGCATAAGCTCGCTTGTATCGATAGCACTCGAAATCTGTGAAGTTATCTTAACGCGTGGGTTTTCGATCCCACTATCTAGATATAGTGGAATAGACGGTGCAAGGCTATTGATTATATCCTGAAATATGTAAACCTGAGCCAATTGCGTGCTATCTACAAACCCAGGAGAAAAGTCTGGCATCTTAGCCTTATCTTTCAGAAACTCAAGGAATATGAGAATCTGCCCAAAGAATTTGAATCCTGCAGGATGTACTAGCTTGTTAAAGCTATCCTGCCATAGATCTACATTGTTTCCAGTACGAATAACATACGAGAACTTCTGATAGAACAATGAATCCTGCAGTTTACTAGTATCTGAGAGAAATCCTTTATTATCAATATAAACGCCAGATTGATCACCGATTAAAGTGCCTGGAAAAGTAGTTTCAGATGTATAATTTGCTCCAGGATATACTAGATTGTATGATCGAATCTCGCCATCAGTAATGTTTGGAATTACGCGTGCTGGCTCCCAATTACTGGGAGCGTCATACATCGGAATAGTTACTTTGGCGCCAGCATAATATCCAGGCACAACATTGTTGTATCCAGACCCAAAATTAACAGGTGCAATACTCGTGATACTATCGCCAATATATGCATTTAGATTTGCTCCGCTCCCACCGCCACCAGTAACGGTAATAGCGGCTGTATCGTAATCCGCTCCAAAATTAGTAATATTTACTCTAGTAATTACTCCAATAGTATCAGGTATAACTGATAATACCGCATCAACCACGCCTGCACCACTAACATGAGATGCACAAGTGATACTTGCAGTTGCAGATGTATATCCAGATCCTTGATTAGTAATTTCAATATATGCAATTCCGCCATCCTGCCTTAAATGTACTTCGGCTGTCGCGCCCGTACCATTACCGACAATTGCCACTGTAGCAGGATATGCATAATGAGATCCGCCTGTTGTCACCTCTATACGGTTTATTTGGCCATTGCTAATTGTCGCAGTAGCTGTAGCAGTTACCGAAGAGTCTCCAGTAACTGTCAGCGTGGGCGCAGATATGTATCCAGATCCGCCATTGACGATTGCAATTCGATACAGCGCGCCGCGCGTCATTATTGCTCGAGCTCTAGCACCTTTTCCGGCGCCTTCAATAATTACTTCAGGAGCAGTAGCATATATTGAGCGGTTAGCGGTTGCATCCCATACTCCATCGCTAGCAATGAGCATATCATTGCGTGGATAATATACCTCTGCGGAATCATTGAATATAATTCGGAAAAATAGCTCAATTGATTCTGGCGATCCGCGAGTGGTGTAGTACCGAACAATATTCTTATAAAGATTCACTCGGTTTGCAATAGTTGTCCGAGGAATCGATACCGCGATTTCTTGCTGAAGCTTATCCAAGAAGATTGAATCTGCTTGATCTATGTCTCGAGCAGGGCTAATAGAATTGAGCGCATAACTTGCCTCACCGCTTTTATTGATAAAAGTGTAGTAATCTTGTAGCAGCTCAATTAAATTGGCAGATTTATCTCTCAGCCCCTCGGGTAGTAATTGCTCAACACGAGCTACTTCTCTAGTTTTCTTGCGCGTGCTAGCGAGTAACTCTATTGAGTTCGGCATATGATGATAAGAAAATTATGATCCTGCGCGGTGACGCGAAGGAGTGGTATATGTAATTCCGCCAGAAGATCCGCCAACAGCGATACTATCAACCTCTCCAGTAATTGAGACAAAGTTAAAATCAATATCTAGAAGCTGATTTCTCTTCGGTGCGAGATCATGCGAATTCGGAGTTACAGTAATACGAATACGAGCAGTAGTATCTGGCTGAACTCCATTGATAACTACTCGGCCATCAGCAGTATAAATTGTGCCCACCGCGCGAACTGCAGTTTTGACGCCGCCGATATACTTATATAAGAATACTGTGCGGTTGACTGATCCGACAATGGGAATATCTCCAATTTCATGGTCAACCGCCGCAATCTGAAAGATACTAGAGCTCAATACTGGGCTGCTTGAGGATGTCTGATAGATCGGTGAGGAGAACAAAAGATCAAAGTAATTTATTCCACTAGCGCGCGGAATTGCATACTTGTGCATATAAACGCGCAAATCTGAGTTCAATATAGATCGATCAGTCTGATCAATATTCTTGAGCAGATTTGAGTAACGAAACACGCCGTCGAACCTCTTTAGATTATCATCAGCATAGGTCTGAATAGTTGCTCGCACTTTCCTCTGTAACTCAAATTTGAGTTCATCTGTCAAATTTGGATTATACTTAAAGAATACATCAAGCTCAAGATAGGTGTATTCTGGATCGACGATATACGGGCGAATTGATACTACATTCTTTCCTGCTAGAATAGTATTCAGAATCACTTGTTTATCTTCAGCAGTTAGTAAAAGGTTGGTGTTAGATTTTTTAATAGAGATAAACACTTTTCCAAAGTCAGGTTCAACCGCATTCTCGCCGCCCCAGACAGAGATCGAATCAATTCCACTGAATTCTTTTGAAATGATCGCCTTATAGTCATCAGCAGTTACTGCGCGATTCTGCGATGCAAAAGTAAGTGGTGCATTATAGCGAATAGATTCAATAGACTCACGTGCTGATCCACCGCTAGCGATGGTGGCAGTAGTAGCATTAAGCTCAAGCGAGTTAACTCGATCTACAGCAGTGAATACACTTGCGCCGTTTGCAAACTCGCCATTACCATAGACATACTCTAATTCAACAATGCTATTCGACGTAGGCTTCTTTCCTATGTAGTTATCACCGAAGTATACCTCAAATTTGCCTGAAGAATTTTCTTGAGTAAAGTAAATGGCTGATGTAGATGTAACTGCAGTCAGTGTGTAGAATTTGCTATATGTGATATAATCAGTAGAGGTCTCAGTTGGCTTCACGCGCACTCGTAGAGTAGATATGTCCACATTTTCCTCAGGAATAATAAATTTCTGATTTTCAATTGATGTATCTACGCGATAGATCATTCTCTTTAATACACCTTGCTTGATATGAAGCTGATTTAGGTGCTCAGCATCGAACAGATAATGTGTGCCGCCGCTCAGACTAGCTTCAGCCGAGGAAATAGTCACAAATGGATATAGTATATTATCGATTTGTGTATTAAATCGAGTTCCGCGAGGAATGTTAAGTGTGCTCGGTGGGCTGATAGCAGGTGCAGTAACGGTAATATCAAGTACTGCAGTAGGTGCATTGACAGACTTGGGCGTATATCCTATCAGCTTAGCATGAGACACTACATTACCGCGAATCTGCGCTGAATCCAAGAATGTCTCATTTAGCGAGAAATGCGCCACCATTGCATTGTAGTGCGTATTGTATGCTAGAATATCTACCACAGTCGATAGGCCCGCGCCGTCAAAGTCCCAATCGCTATACTTAGTTTGAGAACGAAAGTGAGCTTTGATCGATGCTTTGATCTTATCAAAGTCGAGTTCAGTAACATTGAATTGTGCCATTGGGTGAGTATTTCTAAAATTACCTGATCCGCTCTAGTCTGACAATCATATCTGCACTCTGATTTTGAGCAATTACTCGGAATGCCAGTGAGACGTTGTATTGACTGCTGCTATCATTGAAGTCAACTCTGATTCTGACCTGATCTATTCTGGGCTCAAATTTAGTAATGGCAAATCTAATGTCCTCATGGATTGCAAAGATCGTGAACTGATCTGCTGGCTCAAAAAGCAGTGCGCGCAGGTTAGCGCCCAGATAAGGCTGAAACGGCCTATCTCCATGATTTGTCAGCAGTATATTTCGCACAGATGTCTTAACTGCATCTAGATCTGTCAGCGGTACAATGTCTTTCTTGCTAGTACGCACCAGGCTAAGATCCAGATCAGAGTACTGCTGTCGTCTAGAAACTATTAAGGCCTGTTTTTCATAGACATTTTTATCTGAAAGAAGGCCGGTGCTCATCTGTTAGGTAATGACTATTTATATTGTTTTAGCTACGGCCGGTGTATGCGAAGGCCTGATCTAGCGTAGCGCTTTGGCCATCGGTATTAGTAACAGTGATTGCGTATGGAAAGCCTGTGACCAGTCCCGGTACAGTACATTGAATACGGCCGTTAATGATCTCAATATTGCCACACTCGACATCGCCCATCGTAACTGTAACACCTTCGAGAAATCCAGAGCCAGTGATAATGATTGGCGTCTGATATCTCCCAAAACTGGGGGCAATACCATCTTCATCAATAGTCGGTGCAGGATTTTCCAATATAATATCCGTGGGTGATACAAATGTGGGTATAGCGGGTACATCCGGAACAACTGCTGGCTGATATTTGTCAAGCATCTTTGACATAAACGGAAGTGTACCGCCGTATTGATTTGCTAAGGCTGGCAGACCATCTATATTCACGCCCAATCCAGATGCAATCACTGAGAGAGGAGGCACTCCATTTTTAAGCTTAGTTGCAATGTCTAGCAGCTGCGATAACGACGAGTTTCCGGAATATAGCTTCTGATATGCTTTACTTTGCATATCAATCTTTAGCTGATTGATAATGGAAGACGCAGAAATTGAGCAACGCAGATTAGCAAGTTTATCCTGAATAGCTTTAAGCACCTCTGCAAATGCTTTAATCATTATAACCATTTGACGAATAGCAGCCAGATACGGCCCAAGGTACTGTGTAGCCAAATTCTTGAGGTACTTGATGATCTTTGCCAGGCTTGTGGGTGGAAGAACCATGCCCACGAGCTTGGCAATCTGCTCAAGAATATCCTCGATGAGTTCCATAAACATCTCTTTTAGCCAGGCAATCAGCTTATTTAGAGATTTGCAATCTGGAATTGCTTCGATCTGCTCTTTAAGGTTTTTAAGCCATTGAGTGTTTATATCAGCCATAATTTAGTTGGTCGATGGTTAAGGTGAGATATTAGTAACAATGCCTTTGACCACAGTAATGTTCTTTCCATCAGTTGTAGTAAAATTAGAATTCGGAGCAATATCGCACGCAAAGTTCCCAAAAGCATCAATCTGAGGATGAACGAATGAAATGCCAGATAAACCTTCTAAATCAGATATTTTTGATTTTAGAGCAAGGGTGATAGTGCTATCAACTGCAGTCACTGATTGCTTGCTGTCCATCTGATCAAATTTAGCAACACTGGAGAATCGGCTACCCTTGATTTTCTCAAACTTATCGCCATCGACCTCCAGAATGTAATTGCCCTTCACATAGGTGCGTAGGTTACCTTCCACAGTTAGGTTACATTCACCCTTAATATAGACGTTATTGTCCTTGATAAGCACCTCGTAGTTATCGCCTGTCACTACAGTTGTTTTATCGCCCGCTGCATCGACCTCAACATAAGTGCCAGTTCTGTGCATATCCAGAGTACGCTCAGATCCGGGAGTGTCATCGACCTCACGCACATGGCCAGATTCTGATCTGAATACTTGATTCTTGGGATATTGCGGAGCTACTATATCATAGCGGCTCTTCATATCCCAGGCCTGCTCGGGCGATGCAGTTGCAGATCCAGCGCTCATTGCTGGAACAGATGCAAGTTTGATACCATTTTCTGTTAGTGATTCTCTCTTGATTAGCGATTCTGCACTTCCATAATTTGCTGTTGCCTCTCTGGGAGTATCGATTCCTTCTCTGGCGGGATACTTACCAGATGGATCGCTGAATCCCTTACTCTTATCTGCCGGTGACGAGTATGATGGAATAGTGCCTAGCACAATTGGATCTTGTGCAGAACGACCATCGCGAAAGAATCCAATCACCCATGATCCAGGCAGAATACCAGTAGCTGACTGGCCGATACCAGACATAGATGCTGACTGAATCGAAGTCATGACAATAGACCATGGCAACGAATCTGTGGGAATCTCGTTCCTGTCCTCAGTATGATAACCGATACACCGGACGCGTACTCGTCCCATTTGCATGGGATCTTTTACGTCCTCTACTACACCGGTAAACCATGCGAAGTTCTGACTGATTAAATCATCTACTGTATTCATTAGGTAAACTTCTCTGACATTGAGTCTCTCTTTACACGCACCTCGCAGGTATGTTCTTCGCTAAAATTGTGTACTACGGTGGTAGCAATATACTGCCCAGATAGCAATAGATCATAATCGCCATCAGAATGTTTACTTCGCTTTACATTTGCGCTAGGATCAATTGCTTTCGGCAGTTTTAGCTCAAGTTTATTGCCTGCGTTCATATAAAAGTCACCCGCCAATGTCAGATCATGAATGATATTCTCAAGATTCTCCACATAGGAATTAGCGCGATTTAGCATGCCATTCTGTGTAGGTGAGTGATAGTTGCCACTACCACTAGAAAATGCTTTACTATTGATTGGAATATAATTGATCTTAGCATCAGGCAAAGATGCTAATGTCTGATCATCTAGCTTAAAGTCGCTGGCTAGATTGACGCCTTTATTACTCCAGCGCATTTGAGAAAATTCCTGTAAGTAATTAAACTTCTTGATTACTCGGCTTTTTGTAGCAATATCCACATATTCGGTAGTTGCTCCGTATGCGCCATTTCCTCCGGAGATATACTTTGACATATTGAATCTGCTCGAAATTGAAAGAATACGCTTACGGCGCTGTTCATAGTCTTCTGGAGTATTTGGCGCATATGTAAATGCTACTGCTTGCTCATACTCTGAGTACGAGTCATAGTAAGAAGATAGGTCAGACTGCGGCAGTATCCAGATTGTACCGCCCGGAACTGATCCTCCTTCTTGCAATGATTCGTAGCAATACCATGGGCTTCCAGTCTCGTCATATGCTCGGCGTAGCGCCCATGCAATTGCATCGATTGGATTGAGAGCAGGAACAATGAAAGAGATGTTAGCGGTTTGCTTTTCTGACTTTTCAATAAAGTCAGGATTATATCCAAGATCTTTGGTCAGAACACTAAAGACAAAGTCCTGAATTGTTCCGCTCCATGCTCGAGATATAATCTTAAACTTATTGTAAAAGACATGAGGCGAGATACCTTTGACAGTATAGACCTGCAAATAATTCTTGAACTTTCCGTATACTGGGTACTCGGATATCAGAAACTCATGCTGAATATGTTCTTCTTCACCAGTACTCCGCTTTTTCCAAATACTGACAGTTATCTTTTCCTGGCCAGATAGCTCTAGTTCTTCCAGCATATTGATTGGATCCTTGATGCTGACACTTAGAAGCAGCGAAGGAGTGTATATGCTCTCGGTGATCGTGAAATCTGTGACTAGCGGATAAATATCATATTTACGCCCAGCATGGTTGGTAAGAACCATTTCATGTACTCTGTATGCTGTGGGATACGGAACTGTATCTCCGCGCAAACTGACATTGATATTCTTAGGCATTGATCAGTTCTCGAAATGTCTTTGCAAAATTGTAAATTGCTTCAGGACGAACTATTCGAAGATTTGCTCGCTCATCATTGAGCTGCATCTCGTACTCGTAATTTGAAACAGTAGTTAATACCCGTGACGGTGATACTCCCTCATTTATCGATAAACTAGTATATGTAATAAGCCCATCTGCATCTTCATAGTGGTGTGGTGCATCTCTATGGCTAAAAACTTTAGCAATTGTTACCGATCTATCGTTAGTACCAGTATAGTATACAAGATTTTCCGTTCCATTCTCTTTGAAAAACGCGCCACCAGATCCATCTGTTACATCTCTTAAAAGCAACTGGCTGAGCTGAACATCAGTGGATACTACAAATCCATTTGCACCAGATCGTACTCCTTGCACGCGATCTCCTGGGTGAAACATATCCGGCCCGGCTAGCGAATTTGTGTATAAAATAGAGACTCCGTTTGCCGCCAGACCAAGTTGAGGATATGTCTGAATAACAGTGCCAGCATATTCCTGATCCATATAGGCATCAAACTCGCCAGCGCTCATTGGCCATTCCGACAGCCCAGACTTAAGTTTGTCATTTACCACAAAGAATGTCCAGTAATACTCAGGTGTTCCATATAGCGTATTAGACAGAATATCTGGCCTCTCGCCATTATTGATATTGTAATAGGTATATATCGATAAATCATCAGAGTATAAATTCTGAACTTTTACAGATCGAAAAAGATCTACAACTTGTGTGTCAATACCATCACTCTGAAAGTCATAAACAGTCTTAGGAAATTGTCGGAAGAATGACATTGTGAGAGATTATTAGATTATACCTTGATTTAGTTTCTCGATCTGCGATCTGTTCAGCGCTTTAACTTCCTGGAATGCCATCGAGACATCAACCTCAACTGGGCTTCCGTCCTCATGGAACATATTAGAGGATGAATTATATGTTGAGCTAAAAGAAGTCAAGTATGACTCATAGATTGCGGGAATCCATATATTGCGGCCGCCGTTATCCAGAAAACTGATATACCATGTACCGGGATATTCCATGATAGTTTCATTACCTCCGGGATACATATTTTCGCGGAATGCTTCGACGATAGAGGTAATTGTCTCAGATTCATCCTCAGAGCGAGAAACTAGCTTAAACCTGAATGAAAAAGATCGAATATTCGAGTTTTGAAAATTGGTATTTGAATTTGGCGCGAGTAATTGCTTAGCACCAAAGTCAACTATACCAGATATAGATGAGGATGAATCTATGGTGGGCAATGCTTTAGCAGCAATTGAAAGTGCTGCAGCGGCATTCATGGTTTTGATCTTTTCCAATGACTTTGCAGATCCTGCAGTAATTGCTTTGCCCAGGCCAGCTTCTGTGCCACCCTTAACTGCTTCATCGACTATTCCACCGATCTGTCCCAACTCAATCGGGCTGTATTGCATTGAATCGCTGATTTCTAAACCGGGCGGCATCGGCAGAAAGATCTTTTCCCCCGGAACTCGGTCTTTTGAACAATACGCAAAGCAAATAGCAGGATATTGCTTGCCTGCTACTGACTGTCTGAAATCTTTGGGGAAGACGAGCATAATCGTGGAGCTTAGATAAGTACCTATTTATATGACTTACCAAGGTAAATTCTCGCCGCGCAATCCATCTAAATATCGTGGCGATGTCACGAATATAGTCTATCGATCACTCTGGGAAAGGCAGGTATTTCGCTGGCTGGACGAGCAATCCAATGTGCACTCATGGTCATCCGAGGAAGTTGTAGTCCCGTATCGCTGCAAGACAGATGGCAAAATGCATCGCTATTTCGTGGATGTTAAGATGACTCTTGCTGATGGCAAGACATTCATTATCGAGATCAAACCTAAGAAAGAGACGATTCCGCCAGTCAATCCTGGGCGCAAGACTAAGCGCTTTATCACGGAAGTTATGACGTATGTTAAGAACATCAGTAAGTGGGAAGCGGCAGAAGAGTATGCTGCAGATCGAGGCTGGTCCTTTCAGATCTGGCATGAGGACACACTCAAAGCTATGGGTATTAAGATACTGACAGGGTAAGAAATTGCCTATAAATAGATGTTTATGGCTTCACTTTTTCAAAAGCTGCACGACGAACTGGCCAAATATGGCCTAGAGGAACGTTCTAGGCGCTCACGGCTCTGGTTTACAGATCGCGTCAAGAGCTTGACCGGCAGAATCAACCGAAATGTTTTGCTAAGGGACGAAGCTCTAAAAATAAAGAAGACACCTATGTGGGGATATATGTATATGTTTGCATATGATCCCAAAACAAAGGAAGATATGCCGTATTATGATAAGTTTCCGCTTATCATAATGGTCGACAAAGCTCCTGGCGGATTCTATGGGCTTAATTTGCATTATCTGGCGCCCAACATTCGTGCGCTTTTTCTAGATAGGTTAGTCAATACAATGGTCACGGACGATATTCTTACTGAGCGCAGTCGTATCCGCTTAAGATATCAGATTCTTAAAGGCGTTAAAAAATATCGAGAGTTTGCCCCATGTTTTAAGCATTATCTTTTTGATCACATGAAGACTCGAGCATCGCTAGTTCCTGCCGCAGAATGGGACATTGCTATCTTCTTGCCCACTGAACACTTTAGCGGAGCATCAAAGACGAAAGTCTGGGCTGAGTCTAGGAAACAATATCTCAAGCAGCGCTAATACAACTATGCCATCTATCACTGATTTCGTAGGACAGCTGAAAAACAGAGAAGGTCTTGCCATGGCAAATCGGTATCGGATTGAGATGAGTATACCAGACTCCATACCGTATAATAGTGATATGCGCGTTCTGAACCTTCTTTGTGATGCTACTAGCTTGCCCGGGCGTCAAATCGCCACTTTGGATTATCAGGCACAGAAGCAATCAATCAAGGTGCCATATGGATTTTTGAATGAGGATGTGACATTCACTTTCTTACTAACGAATGATTACTATATCAAGAAAGTCTTCGATGCATGGGCTGAAGCAATTATTGACTTTAAGACATATAGAGCAAAGTATCTAGACAAACACGTCGCTGATGTGCGAGTATTTCAGACATCAAAAGGTGAAAAGGACGATAATACTGTCTATGGCGTTGTTCTAAGGAATGCATTTCCCGTTACTATTGGTGGGATAAATCTAGATAATACCGCAGAAAATAGTATTCAGAAGTTGTTAGTTGTGATGACATATGAGAATTTTGAAGTTATAGCATAAACCATTAAATTATTATTGCATTATGGCACTACCAAGGATTGAAGCTCCAAAATACAGCGTAAAAATTCCGTCTACTGGAAAGACATTTCAGTATCGACCATACCTCGTCGGCGAGGAAAAGATTCTAATGATTGCCATGGAATCTGAGAACCAAGCACAGATATTGCAGGCTATCAAGGATGTCGTTAAAGCATGTACCTTCGATAAGATCGAGCCTGACAAGCTATGCACATTTGATCTGGAGTATCTTTTTCTCAAGCTTCGAGCAAAATCAGTCGGAGAGATCAGCAAGGTCGGTCTGAAATGTGAAAAGTGCGAGAAAGCCACCACAGTTGATGTCAATCTCGATGAGATTGCGGTAAAGACGGATGACTTGCCGGACAGCAAGATCAAGCTGACGGAAACAATCGGAGTGACGATGACATGGCCTAAGGTAAAGCTAATTGACCAGCTTGAGGGAGCTAATAAAGACAGCAAGCTGAATAACATCACTGACATTGTGCTATCCTGCATTGACAATATCTTCGATGACAAAAAGGTTTACCCAGCAGATGAACAGACTCGCGAGGAACTAGTTCAATTCCTGGATTCGCTCAATCAATCTCAATTTGCTAAGATTCAGGAGTATATCGAGAAGATGCCTAAGCTTGAGCATACTATAGAATTTGATTGCACGAATAAAGATTGTAAGCACCACAATGTGCTGACGATCTCTGGGATGGCCAGTTTTTTCGCCTAGCCCTCTCGCATGACAACCTGGCTAATCACTTTCAGACAAATTTTGCTATGATGCAGCATCATAAATACAGTTTGTCTGAATTGAATGAGATGATGCCTTGGGAGAGGGAAATCTATGTTTCGTTATTGGTACAGCATATCAAGGAAGAAAACGAAAAGGCGAAAGCGCGAGCACGAAAGTAACACAATATAGCTATGGACAAAGACGCTACATTTCAGGATATTCTACTCGAGTTGATGGTCGCAAACGAGACCTTAGAAAAAATTGAGAAGAATTCCTCGTCTTTGCTTCCCTTGCTAGATTCAGTTCTAACAGCTGCAAAAGAGCCACAGAATGAGCTAAAAGAGACCGGTAACAGCGAAAGCTCACAACTACAGCTATCAGATTGCTGCTCACAGATTTTGGCAAGTGCCCAGAATATGGCAGATAGTCTAGAATACCTAGTAAAATCTGCAGGCGATTCAAACGCGGTTCTGCAGGATATCAGAAATAATCTGATGGGGTTAAGAGATGAATTTTTGGAGTCACGGCGCGGCGCCGGCCTTAAGAAACTACAAGGCATGGAGAATACGGCGGAGTCTAAGAAGACAGCAACCTCAGAGGTACAAAAGCAGACAAAAATTAAAGTAAATGTAGGGAATATGGATTTTGGAAAGACAGTGGCAATGATTGGCGGTATGCTAGTTGGATTTGTTACCGGATTGATAATTGAGCTAACCAAAATGATAAAATCTGCGCTAGCTATTGTAGCAGGTCCATTAAAGAACCTATTAGGTGTAGTAACAACAAAGATTGCTGGAGCCTTTGAAGCAGTATCGTCTAAGTTTAAAGCTCTCGGACGATTAGTGGAATTCAAGATGGGGCCATTGCTTGCCCCGATCATTAAGTGGTTTAAGTCAATTCAGCTTGCTGGAAAAATGATGCTTGCAGCAAAGCTTGGTAAATATCTAGATCCGATATTAGACTCATTTAATATCATAAAGGCTGAAGCAAAAGTGATATCTTCTAGTATTGGTGTAGCGGTAAAAGGTCTATTCGGATCAGTATCCTCTGCCTTTTCTAAGGCTGTAGCCTCTACTGCAGAATGGGCAAAACCCTTGAAGACAGCGTTCGGAGGATTCTTCACCGAAATGAAGGCGTTCTGGACTACACTAACCGACCTACGCCCAGAAAAGCTTTACCGATCTTTCCTTAAAGCATTCCCAGACCTATTGGGGAAAACTGATCCAGTAGCAACAGCGATCAAGACTTTTGCCAAGAAACTTGCAACATTTCCCGCCGCAATTGGCAACTGGATAAGTGGTCTGAAGACCGCCTTCAATGTTGGCAAGACGATCGGTCGTACTATTGCAAAACTTGCGGCACCGCTTACTATCATCATGTCAGTATGGGATTCGATTACTGGAGCAATCGATGGCTTCACAAAAACTTCTGGAAATATTGTGCAAAAACTGATCGGTGGCCTGAAAGGCGGAATTATTAAGTTACTACAAGGTCTAATTGGTGCACCGGCCGATTTGCTTAAAAGTTTGATTTCATGGTTTGCTAGTTTCTTTGGCGAAACTGGCAAGAAAATTGAAACATTCTTAGACAGTTTCTCGTTTGTAGAGATAATTGCAAAAACGATCAGCGCTATTGTGGATGGTGGAAAAGTAATCTTTGCGCCGATGCTAAAATTTCTGCCAATGGTCTTGCAAGCAATGGGAAAATTAGGAGAAACGTTTTCACTGCTAAAATTCCTGCCAAAAGTATTCAACCTATTCAAAACTGTTATTGGAAAAATTGCATTGCCGCTTACAATCCTGTTGTCAGTATTTGATGGAATCACTGGCTTTATTGATGGATTTACGAAAACAGAAGGATCTCTGCTTGATAAGATTGTAGGAGGGCTGAAAGGAATGGTCTCTGGAGTTATCAACGGTCTAATTGGAGGCTTGCTAGACCTATTGAAAGACGGCATATCGTGGTTGGCAAAAGCATTTGGATTCGATGGCGTTGCGGCAGCACTGGATAGTTTCTCAATCAAAGATGTTATTACTGAAATGGTGTCGAGCCTTTTTGATAATCTGATTGGATATTTCACCGAATATTTTGCAGCAATAACCGAGATTGTTGGGGGAATTAAAGATCTATTCTCTGGAAAAATTGACTTATTGACCTTTGTCAAAAAAGCGCTTGCGGGAGTCCTTACTTCACTGCTCGCGCCATTTAATTTTATTGCTAAACTTGCTGGATTTAATATAACCGATAAAGTACTTGACCTCCTAGGATTACCAAAGACTGGATCCGGTGCTACTACTGTGGCTAAAATTGCAGATTCAGCCGTACCGAATACTGATGCGGCTAAAATTGCAGATTCAGCCGTACCGAATACTGATGCGGCTAAGACAGATGGTGATAGCAAGCCTGAGAAGCTTCTCAGCAGCGCAGCCACCATTCGCGGCCTTGCGCTTGAAGGTGAAGATACAGCAACTACAATGGCTCGGATAAGTAAAGAGATTGGGCCAACAAACGGGCCGATCCAAATGATCGAGGGCGAGTCACTGCCTCAATTGAAAGAGCGTATTCAACGCGGCCGTACAGATTTGCCAACGCCAGAAATGCGAATTGTTAGCCCGCAAGCAAATCTATCTACTGCTAACAATACTGGTGCTGAAATGGCAGCATATCAGAATCAAACGAATGAGCTGAATACTTCAGCCACCACGAGTAATGTGGTGGCGCCTGCTGCTTCTGCTCCAATCGTCAATAGCTCAACTGTAAATTCGACAACTGTTAATAATACCAATATGCCGGATCGAACGCAGAACTTTATGATGCCTGCGTTTGGATACTAAAAGAGTGGATCAATTAAGATCCACTCAGTATTGAGTTAACTGTTTTTAGTTAGGATCAGTCTTCCTTCGCAAGCTTAGCGAAGTAACTCAGTGTATCCTCATCGCCAGCTTCATCACTGTCTGCCTGAACTGCAGCCTTATGAGCAGGAGCAGCCTCGCGAGGTGCAGAAGCGTCAGCAGCGGCTTTGCGCGGAGCAGGTGTAGTCTCATCGAGTTGAGTGCGTTCAGCAGTGCTGAGCACCTGGCCCGATTCACCCAGCACATCACTGAGCTTACGAGAAAGCTCATCGTATGACTTGTAGCTCTTAGGGTCAATAAACTCAGCCAAAGGATGCAGTTGATTGTAAACTGCCTCGAGCTTGGCTTCATCGCCTGCAAACAACTGCGTGGGAGCCGAGAACTCAGATTTGTCGTAGTTGCGGTATCCCTCAACATTACGAATCTTGAGTTTAAGGTCAGCACCCGTCCAGAAGTCAAACGGATTAACTGGTTTCTCGTCCTGGAATTGTGGCTGCATCAAGTCCAGGATCTTATCAAAGATCTTCTTACCGAACTTGTAGCGGAACACCTTTCCATCATTACTCGGGTTTGAAGGATCAGAGATCACCATGATATTGGCGACATAGTGTAACCGACGTTTGCGCTCGCGAGCAAGCTCCTTATCGGAATCAAGGCCTGAGTTCCAAAGCTTTGAATTAAGCTCGGCAACTGGATCCTTTTGACCGATGGATGTTAATGAATTCTCGATGTACCACTTACCAGTGGAACCCTTGAATCCATGATTCCAGTAACGAACCCATGGAAGTTCCTCGCCTTTACCAGCAGGAAGAAAGCGGATCACTGCATAGCCGTTACCAGCTTTGTCCACCGTTGGAGCCCAGAGTGTGTCGTCCTTATAGGACTTCTCACCGTTTCCGACCGCTTTAGCCGCCTGCGATTGCAGGTGCGCGATGTTATTTGCTGAGCGATTATTTTTTAGATCTGCGAATGACATTTTAGTATGTGTTTAGTATGGTTAACGTATTGTATGCTATCATCCGGCGTTTGCAAACCTTTTTAGTGCAATTTGTTTACACTTTTTGAGGTCCACGTTTTGACGCAGGAAAGGCCTATACTTGCGAATTGACTTCTCAAACTCCGGCCAGAAGATCGTCTCTGTTACGTTCTGATGCTTCATAAAGTTGAGTAGCTCGTCAAAGACGGTGAGTGTGTCGATTGAGATCGATCCACTCTCCGCCAGGAAGACGATTGTGGGATAAGTGCGATTACCAATTCGAGCAAATAACTGCTCAAATGAGTAATTGTTTTTCTCACTGAATGCCGCAATGACATTGACTTGCTCAGTGAAGTAATATGAGAACGAGTCTCGCCTTTTAAGCCAGTCTCGGTATACTTCCTCCGCTGTGCCGTCAAGAAGGTCACCAGCCCATTTGCCTTTTCCGTGTTTGACGAAATTAGCAACTAGAAAGTTGACCAAGGTTTTTTGTTCGGGATACTTCTTCGCAAGCTTAGCAAAGTGAAAGCGATCCCGTCTGTTAAGAAACGACTTCTGCGTAGCATTAGTCCTGAAGTTGTACTTTAGAGCATCATATGATTCGGACTCAAAATGCAGCTTTACCGCTGTATATATTTGATATGCCTCAAAAGGTTTCACGATCATACCCGCTTATCAGGAAAATTTCAGAGAGTTTGACTTAGGAAGAAGATTGACAGCCATTGCTTCAGCTTCAATTTTAGATTTGATCGAAGGAACAATTAGCTTACTGATGTCAGCAGGATCTATTCCATGCTCATTGCAGACATAAAGCATAGCTTCGATATAGGACATCTTCTCAAGAGAAACAAGTTCTTCTACTCGTTGAGTTAATGTGGTTTTAGTTAAAATATTGTCTAACATTAGTAGTTTCAAGAATATAGATAATACATCATAGTGCGGAACTTGTAAATAATAAAATAGTCGGTGATCGATGTATTTAGTCTTTCTTATCAAAGACGCGCAGCAATACCACGTCCTCATTGATTCGTACCTTAGGTTTGCTTTCCTTGGTCGTCAGCTTTTCCCATGCCTTTTCAATCTGCTTAGCGGTATTATTTAATGCGATCTCTAGAAACTCATTGGGTTTACGGAGACGAGTGCATCGGCTGTTCGTTTCATCGACATTCTTCAGGGAACTACCCTTGATCGAGAAACCTTCAGCGGATTGAGCAACATAGTCAAGTAGTATGCGCCTCTTTGTATTAAATGCAAGCAGACGATATGCGCCCACCACTCGCGTTGGATTGATCGATGCAATCTTGAAGTCAGTGTCTTCCTTGAGATACTTGAGCTTGGTGATCTGCTTATCTGCAGGCTTGACTCGCTTCTTGCGTGGCGCTCGTGTAGCCTTTGCAGCATGGGAATAACGGCCTAGATCAGCCAGCATCTGCTCAATTGCAGCAATTCTATCGCGCAACTCGGCGCCAGTAAGGAGGCGATAACCTTCCACGCAGTCAGGATCGGTTTTATCGCGAGCTGCCAACATTTCACCAAGCAGACGTGTCAGCCAGCGTTCAGCCATTGGGCAAGCTAGTGCAGATAGATCATGCCGCTTCATTGCCTCATACAGATCAATGCGTTGCACTTTCTCGCCTTTAGTCTTGATCCAGACATCAAGTAGAACATCTAGATCGAGGATGACAGTACGCTGTGCCTTGGCCTGCAGCAAAACCATGGGTGATACTGCAGGTGCAGATTCAGCCTGTGGAATGCTCTGTTGCTTCTCAGCATTCTGGCCAGCAGCAATTGCAGCGGCCAGAGCATCGCGTACAAATAAGTTATCAGGCATCTGCGTGGCACTCAGATCCGGATGAACGGCTGGCATGCCGCGATTCATACAGATGCAGAGCGTGCCAGCAGTAATACCCGGCAAGTAACCTGGAGCAGCCTTTACAGCAGCAACAGCGTCAGCAGAGTAACCATTGTGCTCCATCCACTCGGAGACAGCACTTTTGGTCTGTACTGCATCCAGATAGTAGTTATAGAAGTTAAAGGCGCGAGAGCGCTCGTTCTTGAACTTCTCGAGATCCCAGCTTGACCATCCATCCCACACTGGCTCATCACCAGTGTAGCGGCTATCAGTTGCACGGATCTTGTAGCTAGTATTCGGAACTTTTGCGTTGCGCGCCATATTGATAGTATTAGCTAGCCTCGATGAGAGGAATGACGCTGTGTGCAGTGACAGAATCCACGCGGAATGAGCGCCATTCATCTGCCTCGCCAAGATCAAAGGCACGAATCACTGTAAGATTCTCCTTGATCTTCTTAGTGTTCTTCGGAACTTTATCCTTAGGAATCAGTTGTAAGTTAAGCGTGCAGTATAGGTCACGAACAGTTCCGTCGATCTTGGTGAATGTCACCACTACCGGATCTTTGGCACGCAGGAGTTCGAGCAATTGCTCGCGATCATATTTGGTCTTAGTCATAATGTAGAATCATTCTACCTTAAATTGGCGGAATGTAAATCAAAAAATTCTTTCAAATGAACCTACTTCAATTTGAGTTGAAGTATGCTTTATTTTAGTTAGGCCAATAGTGTTCAGCATATGGATGAAACGAGGGCCGGGGTGTATAATCTAGATCTACTTACTAGAAGTAGGCTCATCTGAAAGAACAAACGTATTTATTATTTAGAGGTTTTGCGCCCGTGGGTATTCAGCGCCGGCTGACTTCTTCGACTAAGATATTTTTCGCGGCACTGTGGCAGAGGGGCAGACGAAGGCTGGGTGTTGGTTTTTTCATTTAAGCGGATTGAGTTAAAAGGATATAGCTTAGAATAGCTCGGATAGTCCTGAATTCTTTGGCAGTAAGTTCTCCGCAGATTAGAGAAAGTTGCGCATTACTTGCCTCGGAAAGCTTCTTGGCTCGTGCATATGCTAGCTCCTGTTGGCAGGTGGGCGTGGTTTTCTCGGTTTTATCACCGACAATTATTTTATTCATAATGTAATTAGAGGGCTTTAGCGACCTTGTTCCAGTATACCTCGAGGTTGCGCTGTTTCGCATCATCGATAGGGACGCTAGCTCGCTTCCATGCGCCCGCACCGCCGTTCCAGATGAACGCGAGCTCCTTGTTGGTTGCATTGCGGCCAGTGGTTTTACTAATGTGTTTAGAGTAATAGGTTAGCACAATCTTCGCTACAGAACGAGCTTTTACTGGATCAAGCATCTCACGGTGTGTGAAGTGTGTGCTAGCGATGCGGTTAGCGTCGAGTACCATCGAGAGATGAATCTGGAGGATACCGAAGGCCTTACCGTTATCTCCAACCGCGGCAGCATTGCCATTTGACTCGACTTTCGCCAGAGCAACGATCATTCTGTCAGTATCCTGAGCGCGAGCAAAGGAACCCACGGCGAGCATTGATCCAAGGAGCAGTAAAGTCTTGGTACGGTTGAGGATCATGCGCGTGCGTGTTTTCATGTTGCGTTTTATTATTTCCAAAGAATTCCTGTCGCGCCTGAAGATTTAACTGCCAGCATCTCCTCAAGGTCGGACGGGGTACTCATAACCTTATCATTCAGTCGGCGAAGCCAAACGCCGAGCGGCTCGCCGATTTTACCGTCATTTGCAGGAGCGAGCACTTGGGTATTATTCATTTTGATGGAAGTGAGTTGATTAGCTTTCATGTTGATTGAGATAGAGAATGATGATTCACGCAACCCTTGACTCTGAAAAATCACCGTGATCCTCAAGGATAAAGGTGCGCGTTCCATCAGTGACGATGGTCCCGGTAGTAAACTTGAAGTTACACCAGTCAATTCCCTCGTCACGGTGAGATTTAACTAGGCCGTGTTTCTTTAGGTCAGTGTAATTCCCCTTCTCGCTGGGCGAGAGGTCAAGCATTGGCATGTTTGACCAATTGCCGGAGTCGGCGATGAGATTGAGCAGCAAGTTGAGGGAGGCTGGAGTTAGGGTTTTCATTTTGTTTTTTGTTTAAGTTGGTCGTTGGGTTATTTGCGCTATCAGGCGAGCGCCGCGTCGCGTCGCGTCGCGATCGTCGATGTTTTGAAAGCGACATACCGTCGCCCGCCGTAAGGTGGGAAACGGAGAGCTCTAACTCTAGCTGGAATCTCAACCCATGTTAGGTTGGGTTGGGCGTATTCCCCCGAAGCTCTAACAACCTTGGCTGAATACGAAATAATGCTGCCGTCGCTATGAGTAGTAGATAGATGTATTTTCATTTTGTTTTTTGTTTAAGTTGGTTTTGCGTTGTCCACCTGACTCGCATATTCAATTGCGGCTACCAACCAATGTAAATAACAAAATAAGCATTTGTGCTGCTATTTTCCTAAGTTGCACACTAGCAACGACTTAAAATACTGTGCTTTTAGCAAAAACTGACATTGTTTTCTAATGAAATACGCGCTTAAACCAGTAAGCCGTTCTGCTTATGTCACAATACTTATTTCGAGGTGGCTCTAAAAATAGTATCCCAACTTGTTCCGGGATCATTATCGCGCAGATACTCAATCCGCTCGACCATCATCTCGTAGTATCCAGCCATGAAGTCCATACTAGCAGCAAGGTGCTTTGCCAGCCTGATTGCTTCATTCCATTCGCGAGTACGATATAGATCCAGAAAGCTATCATGGCTCACCGGATAGATATGAGTGCCTTTGTCAAAGACGGTGTAGATTCGCACGCCTTCTTTCTTACCTTTTACTGCGATGCAATCAAGCTCTAGCGTAGGATAGACATCCTTCACGCGCTCACGAGTAAGTGGTCCCAGAACGATCTTCACACCGTACGGTTTTGACTGTCCTTCTAGGCGTGATGCAAGATTGACATGATCGCCCAGGCAGGTGTAGTCAAATCGCTGCTCAGATCCCATATTGCCTACCACCACAGTTCCGGTGTTGATACCCAGACCCATACCAAAAGCCGGGACACCTTCCTGAGTGATCTCTGCATTAAAAGCCTTCAGACTTCTCATCATCTCCAGACCAGTTTCAACCGCATGAATGGCATGAGAATTGTCATCGAGAGGAGCATTCCAGAATGCCATCTGAGCATCGCCGATGTACTTGTCGAGAGTACCTTTCTTCTCAATGATTGACCTAGTCATTGCTGTCATGTAGCGATTCATGATCTGAGTCAGTCCCTGGACGTTCTTTCCGTAGTGCTCAGAGATTGCGGTAAACCCACGGACATCGGTGAACATGATGGAAAGCTCGCGTTCCTCACCTCCGAGTTTGAGTGCATCTGGATTCTTCTGTAACTGCGCAACCTGATCTGGCGATAGGTATGTCTCAAACTGCTTTTTAATCTGCTGCTTTAACTTAAATTCCATCACGAATCGCATGAACAGCGCAGATCCCCAGCTTGCTGTCAACGCGATTATCAGCCATGTATAGTCGGCTAGCAATCCGAGGTGAAATAGGTAGAATCCTATACCGATGGGAATTGCAGCAAGTAGCACAAAGATCAGCCCGGCAAGTTTATAACTCAGATAGCAGATAGTCACTACTGCTATTGCGCAAATCAGCACACCTGCAGCAAGCTCATAAAGATCAAATTCCGCTGGCCGTTCCAAACGCGCCTCATCAATCAGCATCTGCAATGCATGAAGATTGACCTCATAACCGTATGTAGTACCCAGAGGTGATGCTACAGTATTTGCCAGACCTTCTGCCGTCGGTGCAATAATAGCAATACGACCCTTTAGACTGCTCCAGTCTTTATCAGTGTAAGATACTGAAGAAAAGGTATACTTAAAGTTAAGCCAGACTCTGGCATTAGCATCAGTCTTAATTGGCGCAATACCTGCCACGCGCACTGCCGCAATACCAGCTTCTGTGACTTTTGCCTGATTACTCGCCTCACCGCCAAAGACGCGCAGCACCTCGAGTGGTAAAGTAGGATACTTCTCACCTTTGACTTGTATGATTAGCGGAAGGCGACGTACCACGCCATCAAGTTCAGGTGCTGTTAGCAGCATACCGACACCTGCTGCGGCTTTGCCAATTTCATCAATCGGCCCAATTGCAGCAGGATAGTCGAACAGCCAATCCTCTGCTGCTCCACCGATAGTAGCTAGGCCCCGAGGCACTGGATATCCTTTGCCCTTTTGGGATGCAGACTGAGAAATGATTACTGCTGTTTTATTAAGCTGCTCTACGAACTGAACATCTCCGCCAAGCCGGTCAGGCTCTGCAAAGATGACGGGCAGAACTACTGCTGTTGCTCCTGCGTCTGCGGCGCGTTGTATACCGGCAGCAAGTACATCGCGTTTCCAGGGCCATTGCCCATTTGCTTCTAGAGCATTCTCGTCGATCTCAATAACCGCGATATTCTCGGATAGCTTCTTTTCTTGCGCTCGTTGGTAGTAATCTAGACCTTTTAGACGAAGTACTTCAATTGGGTATGGATCCAAGATTCGCAGAATGGCCGCGGCTGCAAGCACGCCAAATCCCACAGCAAGAGTCTTGAGCATATGTTTCTTCATAATTATTTCTTTTGTATGATCTTCACATTTAATTTATCACCGAAGTTGAGAGGATATGTCTTGGCTCCCTCACCGTTAGTGACTTCAACTGTAGCGCTGATATTTGCTTTAGTGCTATACCGAATGATATTTCCGCTACTATCGATATACAGCGTGGCGTTAACTCCATCAGTTGACCAGCCAGTATTTACTGTTGCAGACACTATCATATTAGTAGGTGGCTCCACTGCTATAACTGAAACTGCTGGAGCTGCTGGAGCAATAGTCTTTGAAATTGCCTCAGCAACCGCTTGCATCACCTGTGGCTGTATAGAGCTTAGATCTAACTTAGTCTCGACGGCAGGTATATCTTCTGCTTTAGCCACTGGTTCATTATTTGCTGGCGTATCAATCTGAGAAACTGCAACCTTAGCATCTGCTTTCGCAGCAGATTTTTTTGGCTTATTATCTTCATTGTCGCTTGTGGATTGTGATTGTTTGTCTTTCTTCTGTTCTTTCACTGCCTGCGTGACTTGCTTAGGTGTCTCGACCATTAGCATATTGTTGATCTTAGACTCATCCTGAAAGTCTAGAATGATGGGAGGAGTGGGAGCGGTATTTGCCGAGGATACGAATGTTGCCTGATATGCTTTAGTCATTAGCACAGTGCCGCTCATATTCGAGACCTCAATCTCTCCTACTATTGCTTTTTCGCCAGCGGCGTTAGGAATTGATGGTAGAAGTACAATCAGACTCTTGCCATCTTCAGATACTGTCATTGAAAAGTCAGTGCCACGCACCGATACTTTTGCGGTAGGTGTCTGCACCTTGACGTTTTCACGGCTGTTCTTGGCGATTGCTCCAGAAGCATACCGCACAGTGCCAAATGCAGCTTTTATACCCAGACTACCTTTACCAGTCTTTGAGTCATATACAAATTCATCAATTTTTAGCTTTGAGAATTCTGTAACCTGCATCCGGGTATTATCCTCGAATGTAATCGAGACACGAGACTTAAGCGTTTCCACTGAATCGTTCATCTCAACTTCTACATTGACTTTGCCCTCAATCTTATCTTTCCCACGAACAATCTGAGTAGGCCCAGTTACCTCTAGCATCTTTCCAATCGACCCATACGCAGACGAAAAAGCCGCTAAGCTAATAGCAATAGCGGCTTTAATATTCACGGATTAAAGTGAAGGAGGAACGATTGAATTGGTGGTAGTGGCAGGACCTGCTGGGCCATTTGTTCCGGATGTAGTCATCACCGGAGCATAACCGGTCGTGGTCTGCACAATGCGCACCGTATTGGTTGATCCGGCCAGTGTGTAGTTGAACAGTTGCTTTTCGAGTCCGCCCTGATAGATTGTCAAGTCATTGGAAGATCCGGTAAGCACAACGGTCTGTTCATGGCCAGCCTTTGCAGCAGAACCCGCCGTGTTTCCGATTTGAGTTGATTTGATAGTATTGGAGTTACCAGTGACTTTGTAGTCCAGATAGTTGTATTTACCTGAACTAATTCCAAGACGGATGTCATTCGAGTTACCTTGAACGTCGAACAACAGGTCCGAATTGGTAAAGGTAGCCTTAGCTGTATCTGTGCTCGATGTGTGATCCACGGTAGTGTCTCCGTTGAGTAAGAACTTATTTGAGTTTCCATTCAGTAGTATATTTACATTATTGCTAGCACCAGAGAAGTAATACTGCTGGGCATTGCTATTGCCGGTAGCAACAGTAAGCAGCTTCAGGTTGTTTGCGCTAGCAATGGAAAACTTGGTGTCATTGCTGTCGCCAATCTGACGCATTTCAAACACGATATTATCTCCGGTGATGTCACTCGGAGTTTGTGAGGTCCCGACTTTATTGAGGCTTCCGACTTGGACTAAGGTGGTATTTCCGCCTGTAGTAACTTGATTTACATAGATCTGGTTCTGCGCATATGCTGCGGTGAGGAACAATCCGATCAGTGCAAATCCGATTATTAGCTTAATGAGAGTTTTCATAGTGCAATTATCTTAAGGATTTGTGGTTAGTGGTAGTGTCGTGACGAATTTCCATAATCCAGTCTTCGCCCCTTGATGTATGATCTCTATAACAGCCTGATCAATTGCGCTACGAACCGCGATAGTATTCGGCTCATTAGCTGTCAGGCCCAATTCAGATTCTGCGGGCGTTGTACCGTGTTCATAGAACTTGAAAAGATTTCCAGAGACGCTCACACTTGTGATTGTTTTTGTAACTGCTACAGAAAGCAGTACTTCTCCAGTCTGAACCGAGACAAATCTCAAGGAGACTGTCACGACATCTTTTCGGTATTGTGTATTTCCGGATATACCTAAGAGACTAGCTCCGGCACCTCCAGTCAAAATGTTAGTATCGTATCCGATAATCCCGCCCTCAGCAATGATACCGGCGAATAGCATCGGAGAAAGTTTTTCAGCATCTCTGCCCAGAAACGACTCGCGCGTCTGTGCAATAAGCTGCCGTTCCTTAATTAGATTGTCCAAGGATGTTCGCTCTAGCACCTGAAACCACCTACCTGATCCAGCAGTGCGCAGTGAGTCAATTAGCCAAGAATCTGCTCCTTGTGTGACCGCTGATGAGAATGAAGCATAAGCATCCTGAGTCTTGCGCTGACCTGTCTTATCTGCGAAACCGTAGATAGCAACAGTGATCCGGTTACCATCAATTGGTGGAACCCCGATCAATTGCTTCTCAAGCGGAGATACTTGGCTGCGTGGCATCTCAAGAATACTCGGCGAGCGAGGTATTGAAGCGCAGCCAACTAAAGACAGCGCGAGTAGGCTCATGGCAATTACTTTCATCAGCTAGATGGAGGCGGCGATAGAGATCCTACCGGCACCTGAATTGAAGTAATGTTGCCGGTGGAAGGATCAGTAATGTATAGAGTGACAAAGTCACCCGCTCGATTCCATGTTACTGTTGATCCACCTTGCAAGTTAATGACACCAAAAGTTGCACCAGATGCATTGAAGATCTGATCTGTTACCTGAGATGCAAGCTGCGAGTAAATACGCGCCTGCAGATTCACAATGAAGCTATTCAGAGGAGTATTCTGGCTTGCAAGCTTTAGATTTTCTGCCTCTGCTTTAGCAACATCTTTGATTGTTTGCTTGCGAGTGCGTGCTAAATTCTCCTGAGTAAATATATGCGAGGAGTAGCCAATTCCGCTAAATGCCGGCGACTTAAATGAATGTACCATATCCGAGGCCCGGCCACACGACTGCAATACACACAGGAATAGCAAAATTCCTACTAGTAATAGGAATCCAGTATCGGCGGCCTTATAGCTGTTTCGGCTGTGATTGTCCATCGGTAGGAGGTAGATTAAATGGCGAAGTTGTTCCAGCAGGCCGTTCGGGGTTAGCTTTAAGCGGATTCTCTACACGTTTAACCTCGATAGCAGTATTGATCTTCTGCTCGAGACGTATTAAATCGTTATCTAGCATTCTAATTCTATCGATTAGCTCAATCATTATTTTCTTCGCGTTCGAGAGCTCTACATTGATATTCTCAGTTACAAATTTCCAGACAAAGTAAATAAAGTAGCCCATTCCACCAGCTGCCATAATCGGTAGGCCATACTGGTTGACCATCGTCTTGAATGTATTGATCTCCTCCATCACGGTCAGTCCTTTCGAGCATCGGTCTTGCCATCAGTGCGCGATAGCCGCTCAAGATCGACGCGCAACCCAAATCGAGAAGAAATTAGAGCATCGATCCGGACCAGATCGTTGTTCATTGTGCGCACGCGGTTATTCAGCATTCCTGCTAGACCGCTGATAGACTTTACATCAGAAACAACTCCTGCCAAAATATACTTAAGTAGGATAACAATGAAAACGCCGCCAACAGTCACGGCTGCAACTGAGAAGCCCAGATCCATGATTGATTTGAATGTATCTAGATTCATCCATTGACAATCTCCGAAATCATCTTCTCAAATTCTTCGACCTTCTTCACTCGGTTAGGCCATTTAATGTATTCCTTCTCAGGATTCTTCTTTAAATTCTGCAGCAAAGGAAGGATCGCATCATATAGTTTGGCGAGCTTGTCCTCGTGTTTTGCAGCTTGCTTGTATGCCACATCAACTTGCTTCGTGGCATCAAGATCTTGCTCTGCTACTGCAGTGAATCCGAAGTCAAATAAGTCTTTCGGTGCAGCAGCCATTTTTATCTATGCTTGACGAGTATCCAGACAATCATTCCAAGCCAAAATCCGCATATACCGCCACACGTCATTGCGAGGTACATATCTGTATTACACCAGATTCGATTACCAATCGAATCAAGAGCATACTTCCAATTCTTCTTTTCCTCAGGCGATTGCATTACTTGGTAGTGATAAACATAGTTGGATTGACTGGCTTAGCGACATTCCTAATTCCACGAGTCTGAGCAGCGCGGAATACAAAGTATGGCCACCAGATAATCTTTGGAACACGAATAATCTGGACATTCGATTTTTCGATTACTGGATTAGCAGCATCCCATAGGCGAACCTTTATCGGAGAACCATTTGCACAGTAGACATTTCGGATTACCACATTGCGCGTGGGCGCTCGGCCAGTCCACCAGTAATTATCAAACTGGCCGATGTCAATGTCGCAATCCGCTCCGTGCCCATCGAACTCTACGTTTTCGATTAGCGCCCCATCAATAGATCCTTTAAGCGTGATTCCATTTTGACTTGGAATCAGCTTGGTATTCATAATAGTATAGTTTGATCCGCGCACTGCATCGATGCAGTCTTCCTTGCCGCCCTGAATGGTGCATCTATTGACCAGGATATTGGTGCAGTTTGAAAACTTCAGAATGTCTGAGTAATCGAGCGGGCTAACCCCAATCTGAGGAATTGCTCGGCCCTCGACTACTGTGCCAATTGCTGCAACATGGGATTCGTAATTCTTATCAGCGGACATATATTAGAAAGCAATAGGAACCATGCGGATGGTAGCGGTACTAAACATGCTTTCTGCTGGTAGTTTTCTGACAAATACCGTTTCGTATGAACGAAGGGTAAAACTACCAGTAGTAACTGCTTCAGCATCTTTTACAAGAACCGAAACATCCGAAGCAGTGTTATTGTATACTCTGATGAGAGTGCTTCCGTTGAAATTATTACCGCCAGTGCCGACAGCAACTTCTTGGCCTAGTACTTTTAGAATTGGTGATACCATAGTATTGCTATTTATAGCAATCATGACTTGGCACCTAACTAAGTATAAATAGGAACAAATGAAGCGATTGCTTATAGTATTACCTATGCTGGCGCTGCTTACAGGATGTCAAATGATGATGGGCCTGGGTAGCAAGATAGGTAGTCTGGGCGACAGATTGAACAATAAAGGCGGGGATACCTCGGGCACAGTAGCAGGTGCTACAGCTACTGCTGGCGCTGTTGATAGGATGACAGAAATTGCTCGTCGTGAGTCAGATGCACGCAAAGCGCTTGAGGCACAGTATGAAAAGTTTCGCCAAGAACTTGCTGCAGCATATGCAAATCGTGAGAAGGTGGATAACGAGAACTTTGACAAGATCTCTGAGATCAACTATGGTATTATGGTTGCAACTGAGGAAGTCGTTGGGCTCGACAAACGCGTGCTGATTGCAAATCTGAAGTCTAAGGAAAATGCAGAAATGCTCATGCCCGTGCCGGAGGATAGAAAGAAAGCAATTGCTGCTGACATCGATGCTGCCGCAAAAAAGGAAGCAGCTGAAATCGCTAAGATTTACGAGACACGCGCCAAGGAAGCTCAGGCTGCAGCTAAACGCTATGAGGAAGCTGATGCTTCAGTCAAAAAGAAAGAAGCTGAGAAATCAAAGCTGCGCAACGATCAGGCTATCGCGCTCAATAAACTTCAGGAAGAACAGGCTGTCGTGCGCGAGCGTATGCTCAAGGAAGCTCGGGATGCTGTTGAGATCGCAAAGGAAAAGCAACGTCTAGAGATGGTCGGATGGATCGTCAAGTCGTTACTTGCAGTAGGAGTTTTGCTCTTGCTCGTGGGCTTCTTAATGAAGTCACCAACATTCATTATTTCTGGTATTTCAATGCTCGGACTGTCTTATGTAGCTGCTACTATCCCATTCTGGGTTGTTGCCACAGTAATGGGATTGGGAGTACTTGCGATGGTGTTGCTTGATCCAAAAGGCCGCCCGCATTTTGCCAAGAAAAAGGCGGAAGCGCCACCATTGGCACCTCCGCCTACAACTTTACCATCTGCGTAGTTGCTATCCTTGCCGTTATTCTTACCGGTTCATCCGGAGAAGTATTCTCCAAATTGATAGACTTTTACAATTGGTTTAACTGACCAGCAGTGATAATCATTGCGAAAGATTCGAACCCGAAATCCTTCGGTGATTTGAAGATGCCACTTGATGTATCGAATGTTGAGGATGAGATCGTTCATTAGTTAAATTCGTTAATATTGTCAATTGACAACTGGATAAGTTCTTCAGCATCTTCATGAATGCATTCAATGATATTCTGTAGAGCATCGGATGGCGTAATTCCAATTTCAATTGATGTGCGTTTAACATCGTCAGCTATGCTTTGTAGAAATTTCCGGTAATTTTCGCCGGAAGTATGAGATTCAATATTGATGGTATCGGATTCAGTATTCATAATAAAATTAGTTATTGCTCAGAAGTAAAACGGTGGTTAGTATCAATCATGCCACAATCCTAACAAATACGCAGAAAATGTAAATAGCGTAAAGTATTGATGGCCAACACCTATTATAAGGCATTGGCCATCAATGATCTATAAACTAGCGCAGATTATTCTGCGCCTTCTGAGTCAGAATCTCTACCTTCGCCTTCTACAAAAGCATAAAGCTTCTTGGCAGTCTTGAGTGCTTCGCGGGTGCGCTTATCCTCTGGCAGCTGGTATACTTTGCCTTCACCTGCAGTGGTGCGGGCAAGATCAACCTGATTGTAGTATGCGCCGTCAGCTTGGCTGACTGCGATACTGAGAACCTCGAGACGAATCTCGTAGGCGTTTTTACCGTTGCATTGGTTCATATGATTTCCTTTTCTTTTTCTGTGGTGTCTGTGTGTTTGTGTGTGGTACCGAAATAGCAGACGTTTCTTCTTTCGGCGCAAATATTCTTTCCCAGTTAGACGCAAAAGCATCAAACGGAACTGAAAGGGGTCGAGGCTTAGATCCTTTTCCATTGGTCATGCAGTTAGTGAATTTCTGATCTCGTTAAGTTTGTCTGGCACTTTTAAGCCCATGCCCGTGCCAGCATTAAGGGATCCGATCATTTCCTCGAGGTCATCGAGTAATCCCAACAATTGTTTCTTGGCACCTTCCTGATCGCTATTGATAGCTAAATCAGCATCAAGCTCGGCAAGTGCGTCCATCGTTTCGGCATCAACTCCTTCTGGATATTTTGGCTGCTGTTGCTTAAGATCGGTGACTTCTTTTTGTAAAGAAGCATTCTCAGCTTTGAGTGTATCAAGCTCCTGACGGAACTCTTGCCAGATGATAGATGGATCGCGGTAATCACTCATATGTGATCTATTTAGTATCTTGCACAATCTCGACCATCCATTCGCTATCATTGCAAATATAGTCCCAGAGGATTTCTTCTTCCTCTGCCGTCTTTACGCCCATGCGTTTTGCAATCTGCTTTATTAGATTGTCTTGGCACTTCTGATGACTCTCAATTACAAGCCTGGCTGTCATAATAGCTGGAATGTGCTTCTTTTCAATTTTTAGAGTATTCATGGTATGATATCTTTCTTTACTTCGGTAATAGTAGTCTTATAGCCTTTAAGCGTTTCTTCTTGCTCTACGACCTCTTTGCTAAGCGTTTTGAACCAGCCGCCGCCTCCCTTGCCGCCTCGCTTATGAAGTTCGCCTCGAGAACCAGATACTTCACAAAAATGAGCGGATGCAATATCTGCAAAATGAACGATGCCATCGATATAGTTGGCATAGCGATCATTGGCCTCAGCAAGTTTCGGATACTTGCCGGACTTGACTAACTCAAGGTTCTGCGGATCGTACTCTAAATGGTGGTAAAAGCGAAGTGTTCCAAACTTCTCCTTCACTTGATCAGCTATAACCTGAGGAGCTTTGACATTAAAAAAGTATCGCTTTTGAGTGTCGCCGCCCAAGGCATAACCTTCTATACCGAGACGTTTGGCATCTTCCTCATCGATCTCAACCGCTGTACTGTAGGTGTATGTCACTGCCTCACAAAGAAGATCGATCAGATTATACCAGCCATCACCAATTTCAAGCCCCCAGTACATACATGACTCTTGCGGGCTTGCATTACGATTAACAAATATCTTAGGGTATTTCTCACAAAGCTGTTTATCGAGTTCTGGGCTCATTTTAGATTTCCTCCAAAGTAATCATATACTAATTCCATAGCATGGAGATTATGAACACAATCCGCCATAGTCTCTTTTTCATAAGCCATAAGTTTCTTCTTACGTTTGAGCTGAGCTATATCTTCCTTAAGATTAGCCATACTATCTGCAAGAGAACAAATCACGATCCGATCCGCTGTGTCTCCGTCAATTTCCATTTTCATTTTCATATATATTAGTTAAAACTGTTATAGCTGTGATAAAATTATTATAATAAGTCTAGTTTTAATTAAAGTTATTATAGTCAGGCCAGTTAAAGCTTTCTTCGAGGAACAAGCTCAAGCTATCATGGAATTTATCGTCTTCCTCAACAGAGGCAAAATGAAGATCGCGCTTTAAGAGCGCAGCATATAATGCGCTCTTAGCGTAGTTGATATCTTCCATAGAGACAAGTCGAATCATTTCAGGGCGAAAGACATCCTGTTTAGTAATTGAGGGCGTGTCGGTGATAGGATTATCGTTAGTCATAGTATAGATCTTATTGAGAGTATGATAGAATGCAAGGTTTCTTATTCGTAATTCCGGATTGCAGTGATATACGGAAAGCGTGGAACTCCATCTGGAGTTAGGTTAAAGAACTGGACGGTAGCGTATGCGCCCATAACTTCTTCGCTGGAACGGTTTTTCCAAAGTTCTGTCAGGAACTCATGGGTACCTTTGATATTTGATCGGAAACTAGTGCCGTCTTTATTTTCCATGATTGCATATCCAGCCATAGATGATCGGTTACCGAGGCCCTCGCCAATACCGACGATACGATACTCAGCATCCTGAAACTCCTTGCGCTTCAGAAGGTTCTTGCTGCGTTTCTGCTCATAAGGAGCATCTACGCGAATCATCTGGCCTTCGAAGCTTTCGGCAAGATACAATTCATAGAGAGTATCCAGTTTAGTGGTATTCTCTACATGATGCGTGGTGACCAACTTGATTGACCCGTCATGGGTTATATTCTTCCAAAGCCAATCGATGCGCTCAGAAAACTTAAGCGTAATATCAAGTACATCGTAGATGTGATACTCAATCTTTTGCTTTGATTCCTCGAGTTCATCGGGCGATGGCTTCTGTTTCTTGACGAGCGAGCAGATCTTATTAAAGTCATTAGCAAGCTTGTCGGCATACAACTCGCCATCCAAAGTGATATCTGGATTCTTCTCAAAGAAACGCTGCAGCGATGCATAGATATGTGGCGCAGAAACAATCTTCTTGCCATTACGGCTGAACATACCCTGACGGGTACAGATACAGCGAATTCCATCTAGCTTTGGCTGACTCCAGAGAGGGAATGTGATTTCATCCTTGCGGTCCTCGTACTTCTGAGCAAGCATTGGCTCAATGAACGGTGGCTTGTCAATGTCCTTGAGATTCTCATAGTAACCCCGCTCGGTACGCTTCTTCCAGACAGCACGGGCCTCAAAGTCGGCTTGCTGGTCGCCCTCGCGCTCATTAGAGCGCCCAACGTTGGTGGGCGTGACTACAGTCCATTCAGTAGTCTGCTTCTTGCCATCAGTTTGACCATGAGTTGTGCGGTACTTATCGCCTTGAATCTCGATGGTCCATTCTTGAACTGCACCCGTAGAGGTGCGTGAATAAAGTGTGGGAAGTTTCACAGTTAGTCTTTCTTAGCGCCAATATTGATCTTAAATAGGAAACTGGTCAGCATAGAAATCTTCCAGGCCATCCACCAGCTGATGTCACGGAGACCAAAAAGTTCAGGCATCGTGCTGTTCCAAAGCCACAAGATGGGCAGCGCTAGAACAACTGAGATAACGAATACTGCACACACTGCAGTAACAGCTATGCCGAGCACCTCAAGCAGAGAATAGTTATTAAGATTCATGGTGATTAGGCTTTGCGGCTGTTGTAGTTATTGCTGCTAACCACCTCGCCGTTTTGGTAGCAGTAACCAACGCCATCCCGCTCAGCATAGACAGTGCCGTAGTTGCCAGCGGTATTGGGCGTTTCTTTCTCGGAAGTAGTACCATCGAGAATGTTCGTGCCTTTCCAGGCACGATCTGACTTTTCGGTCTTTTCGACCGCTGGCTCCTTAATAGGCTTTTTTGCTTTCTTGACTTCTTCCTCGATTTTTTTAATAAGCAGCTTGCGCTTAACTGTGTTCGATGCTTTAGTAGTATTCATCATGTATAAATCCTAACACGTTTTAGAAAAATAGATATAATAGAAAATTGTGTAAGTTGTTGGTGATCAAGCAACGGCCAAATAATTACTTGGGCAATTGCGGTAAAAGCTTTGAGAGATCGTCAATAAACCCGCTCCATTCTCTGTACTCTTCTTGTGTAAGACGTAACCCGTTGATCTTCCATTGCATTTGATCTAATGCTAGCGCTGCACGATAGGTCTGATCATCAGAGATCGAGCTAGCGCCCGCCTCGCGTCGTTTCACGGTGGTTGCACGCGCTTTCGCATAGTAACGGTCGAAGCCATAAGATTGAACAGATTTGGTCATATAATGAGTTAAGTACTAACGATTTAAGAAACACCTAAGTCGTTGATAGCCTGTAGAATATCAGCGATACTTTCTGCAGAAAACGGCATATCGCCCATATCGTCCATTGCCCGGTATTCCCGAACCTGGATATAGTTGATATACTTTGCAGGCTGTGCAATATCCCTGAGAAACTTCAACTTTAACCCGTTCTCATAGCGAGGTAGATTATCGATCAAGTAGACTGGCCCAGATCCGAATAGCTCTGGATTCAATGCCCCATACTTCAGATCCTCTCGAGTATAGATATCGGTATTGCTAAAGCCAAGGCCATGCGCAATGTTATTAGCTCGTGCGTAGCATTGAATTGAAGACGTGAGAACACAAACCTTGGAATCTGGAATCTCGCGCAGAGCTTTCAGCAGCTCGAGTGCTCCTGGGCGCAGCGCAGATGCATAGAAGTCATCAGTATCATCCTGAAGCGGACCTACGGCATTTATTAGTTTCTCATTTGGCTTGAGAAGCAGCTGAGCTTCAGTGATGTCTAATGCTGAGTACAGAGCACGGGCACAAAACAAACACTCATCGAGATCTACAAAGATGTATTTCATACAGATACTATCCTACCATTAGTCTGCGCATTTGTAAACAAAAAAGTGGCTAAACCTTTCGACTTAGCCACTAATAGGGAATTAACTATAACTGGTTAGAACTTCAGAGTTGTTCCTACTCGCCATCCAGTGGTATACTTGCTAGTAAGGCCGGTGTGCACCGTGTAGATTCCCGCATTGAAGATGCGGTATACAAGATCGGCAGAACCGCCATAGTACGCGTTGGTATATTTGATCTCTTTAACAGTGCGCGGAATTGCATCATTTGCATCAGTATATCCGGCATGAATCGAGGTAAGCAATCCCACACCAAAGAAGAGCGGAGTTGTCTTAGTGAAAGCACCTTCGATGTTAGTGGTCTGTGACTCGAGGTCAACAGTTCCTCTGACTGAAAACCAGCCCTTAGTGACTAGCACAAATGGGCGATTGTGGTTCTTCTTATCAAGAGTTTCAGTCTTGAACTTCGTGACATACTGCGTGCCAATTTCAACATCGGCCAGAGTAGAAAAGAAAGTGTACCCACCAATCAGATCAGCCTGGTACATTGACGAGTCTTTGAGCGATAGGTTATTCTGAATTACTGTACCAACTCGAAAGCTTCCGAGACGATAATTAGCATCAGCTACATAGGCAGCCAATGGCGAAGATAGCTTGCCAAACGTGATATCTTTCTCGCGATATCCGAGGTAAACGGATCCTCCATTGGTTGGAGCGGCAGAAGCAGCTGTTGCAATAAGTGCGATTAGAGCGAAGAGAATTTTCTTCATGTAGTTTAGGTTTGTTTTCTGTTTTATCGATAAAAACGGCCAGCAAGATTTTACTTTGCCGGCCGTTGAAATCAAAAATTAGGTTTTATTACGGAGTTGGTGTCTTGAATGCTGTGGCAATGATGCTTGGCATACGATTGTTCAGATTAGCCGATAGGCTCAGTAGGCTGAGATCTGCGGTTCCACTTGCCAGAACAGTCAGACCATTATTAGCGCGGAAGTTGGCTGCAGGAATGAAGTCTTTTCCAGCCAGGACATTAACGAGATTCGCGGTTACTGCATTTGTTCCGGTAGTGATAACACTATCGAGACTCTTAAGAGTAACTGTATTGGCACGAAGGGCGCTTACATTCAGAGTGGTATCCTCGGTTACAAGGATCGTGCCGCCCAGACCGGTATCAAAATTCAGCCCACCGAATCGATTACCGGCATTGGTCAGAGTGATTGCATTATCTATTGTAGTTAGAGTAGTTGTGCCAAAGACATTGATCTTCGTATCAGCACTTTGAGTGATTGCACCCGAGGTGCCGAGAGTCAATGTACCACCAGTATCAGTATTGCCCAGAGCAATTGCAGAGCTGGTGGTCACTGCGATGTTAGCGCCGGAGACAGTAAGATTTCCGATGTTATTCGTAACTGCATTTAGCGTGACATTGCCAGCAGTAGTAATGGTTGCGGATTGAGTTGTCAATACACCGGTAGCGGGCGTCTGAAAGATAAATTCATTCGACTTCGCTACCAAGCTTGCAGCATTAACTACATTTAGATTCAGCGCGGCTGATTCAGTAATAGTGGCATTGCCGGTGGCAGTAACACTGACAGGGCCAAAGCTATGTCCTTCTTTGGTCAGACTGACATCGCCTGCAGTAGCAGCAAATGTCACTGGACCATAGACAAAGGAATTAGCCCGTGAATCAGAAACTGAAGAGCCAGTGAATGTAGTAGCGGCTGCAGAATCCACATGGATATTGCCGAGAGTTAGTGCACCGGATGCCAGAACACTTGTGGTGCCTGTGCTATTCTTCAAATTATTGACAGCCAGAGAGGTTGGAGATACCACTGCAATGTTCCCGGTGGCATTTGAGCTAAAGGTAGGATTGACGACAGCGCCAAAAGTCACGCTCACGTTATTTCCATTTGCTACAATAGCTGGAACAGTGACTCGTGCCAATGAGACATTGTTGGTCCCTGCCTCAATCGTCAGACTCTTTGCAGAGACAGATGAGTTGATTGGCTGATTGACTGCGCCGCCATCGATAGTAATTGCATTGCTAAAGAGCAGATTATTGCCACTTGAGCCAAGAGTCGTTAGACCCGTTGGATTTGTAACTGCGATATTACCATTAACGAATGTCAAACCAGATGAACCCAGGTTAACAATGCCATCTGCATTAACGCGCAGATTGCCATTGATAACTGCACCACCAAGCTCGAGGTTTTTCGTGTAAAGCGAGATATTCTCTGTCACGGTAATAACCGATCCAGAATTGATCTGCGTTGATCCAGCAGCAAGAACTAGACTGTCCTGAGAAGGAAGCTTTCCGCTTTGTTGAAAGTAGTAATTCGCGAATGCTGCATTGTCGGAAGTGCTGATGCAAAGCGAGTTGGTTTCAATGCGTGCGCCATTGCCAATAAGTACACCGCTGCCATTCAGCAAGAATACGTTACCGTTAGAGGTAATTGTTCCATCAATCGTGGAACGAGCACCGCCAGCAACAATATTCAGAACAGATGACGAGATAGAAGGAAGTGCAAAATTGATAGTATCGCCTGCAGCGATAGCATCAGCACCACTTCCAAAATTCTGCCATGTCAAAACTGATTTGTTTGGAGCTGCGATAGAGAGGGTTGCGCCACTAGCTGTGGCGGAAACTCCGGTAGTTGTCTGCAGATTAGTAGCGCTGGTGCCGGGAAGGGCAAACGCTGTGACTGCAAAAAAGAAGAAAAGAATGCTAGAAAGCAATTTGTTCTTCAGGTTTATTCGGTTGTTTGTATTATGCATAGGAAAATTATATATACACCTTCAAAAAAGCTGGTCTTTGTGAACTTTCAAAGCCTCATATCTGATGTCTCCATAGTCGAGACACATTTTAACTAGTAATACACCGCGGTTCTACATTCCGCGTGAGGTTTAGACCTAACGAAAGCTTCCCACGGTATCCCATGGGATGCAGTATCTGCATTTTCTCTTAGACCGCTGCTCATCGATGTTGTCCTGGGCTCTGCTAGACATTACTGTCACCGGTTGAGTCCGTTATAGATAACAGCAGGACTTAACAACCGGGCTTCGCATACCATCCGTCGCAATTAGTCACTCGGCAACCATAGCTGTTCTGCTTATCGGATGTTGCTGACTTCGATGAATACGACCACTGACGGCGCAATTGCCGATTTGTGGTCTAAGAAAATTGGGTGCAGAGAAGGGAATTGAACCCCTGCCCTCTTGGTTATGAGCCAAGCGATCTACCACTGATCTACTCTGCAAAAATGTAAAAAGAACAAAATGTGGCGCCACGCTTGCGAATATCTAAATCGCAGTGAGATTTATTTATACTCCAGAGAGATATACTCCAGCGGATTTTTGTTCTCACGTTTATTCACGCAGCGCTTTTGGCTTTAACCGGGAGCTCGACCGGACTGCGGCGTGGCAAGTCGCAGGGAGGTTATCCCTGCCGCACTAGGCCTATACTTCTATTTAGACTCGCCTAGTCGAGTATGATGATGAAAGTTACTCCGTTCCATCGGCGTCGTAATGCAGTCTTTGCCAAGGCTTGTTTCCTTATCACAAAGATTCCAGTACTGCTTACGCCCGTGGTGACAACAAGTTCGAGAAAACCTGCCTCAGGAACGGAGCCTCCGGAGATCAATCCAGAGAAAAAATTCTCTAAAGGTTAGAGGTCAACCTGTGTGATACCGGCAAGGGTCACTAGCGCTCGACATAACCTTTAGAGTTTCAACAGAGCGACCTGTGAAATGATTCAAGTAGATGCTCGGTGTATTTGTCAATTTCCGCACCGTAGTAACCAGCCTCAGACATATTGGGCGATTATTTTCATTAAACGGGTATCTACTTGAAAAATGTTAAAGAACGAAGATTACAGACTAGATCATACATTGATTAGTGCATCTGTAAACAATAAAATGGAAAATTTTAGATAGATAACTAAATGCATCACGATCTGCAGAAGTTTCCTACTACATTCCTAGACTACAGCTTTAAGCTTACTGAGGATGACTCTATCATCTTCGATGACGAACTCAGACCTGAGCATTTGAGAGTACAGCATGGAGACACATTTGAGGTCATCATTCAATCTGGTAAGATTGAGTTCAAGAAAATAAATGGTTCTGGTTAAATAGAACCAGCGAGATCATTCAGAAAGCTGGTCTATTGGTTCTTGCCGACGCATCCTATGTTGGCGGCCGCCAGCACAGTAAGGGCATCTCCCGTGATTTCGGCACGTGCGATCAAACCGCTTTGATCCACGGTATTCTTTGCGTTTTTCTTTTTTGTGTTTAATTGCTTTGTCTATACTCATAAATTGGTGGACGCGGCGGGAGTTGAACCCGCGTGCTTAGCAGTTTTTCTATCCAGTTTCTACAAGCTTAGCAAGATTTGTGTTCTTCTGAGAAGAGGACTTGCTCTCATCTCAGCATAACTTCGATTTGTGTACTCGAGTGCTACTAACCAAGTAAAAACCTAACACTCAAGACTCGCTAGATGACGATTCCAATACTCAGCGAGTATCGGTACTAGAATCGGTCGCTGTTATTAGGCAGCGAGCTGATGCTGCTCGGTCTGACCGAAGATTGCAGCGATGACATTGTTGATGCCGTTTGTGTTTTTGCAGGTTTTGAATGGTCCAGCAACCATGCTTGCTTCCAGTAAGTCCACCATTAAGTAGAATCCAGAACGCGCCCAAAATTAGTCGTTATTGACAACCTCATAGAAGTCAACGTAGTGCTTTAGAATGCTTTGTGCAACCTCAAGCGCTTGGTAGGTTTCAAGAATAACCTCCGCTGGAACCACTCGTGTCCGAGCAGCATTCCGAGCAAGGCAGGTTTCAATCTTAGCGCGAACAAAGAACATCCGTGTCTGGAAGCCAGCAGCCTTGGCAGCAGTGATAAGGCTGATGTATTTCTCGACGTTTTTGCCAGTTCCATCGAAGAAGAAATCCTTGCCAGCGCCGAGCCGGGAGTAGAATTCGCGCATGGCAATCGTCGTAGATGCATCGTGCACCAGCTGCGGATTAGCTGAATCGTAGTTCGGCATCGCCATCTTGATGGCATCCGAGTCAACGCCAGGCAAACCGGGGTAGTTCTTCTTGAGCATTGTACTTTTGCCAGAACCACCGCAACCAGCGGTGAAGGTGATGGTAGGCATTGAATTCATAGGATAATCCTACGTCATCCACTAAAAATGTAAAGCACTTTGAATTACCTAAGCTATTGATTACCAACAGACGGTTAGAAATAAGGAGCAACCACTGCGCAGGTTACTCAGTCGCGAGGGGCTTCTTAGATGAAGCCCTCCACCATTACTTCTGACAAGCAGAAGAAAGTACGCTTTTTATAAATAGCTCAAATGGAAATAAGCCCCATCAGTAATTCCATAGGGATCAAGCAAGCTGCTAGCATTTACGGCAAGCATACTCCACCTCAAGCTTCACACTCGATTGGAAACAGTATACTTGGTACCGATCTAGCTGATATAGTGTACAATCTAAAAAAAGAATTGCTTGCAGCTATCGATTCTGGCCAGTGGTCAAAAGCCGAGCACATCATTAAGATGCTGCAACAGCTTGCATAATTCTGGTGCCCTCGGCGGGATTTGAACCCACAGCCGCCGATTTAGAAAAACGGTGCTCTTTCCAATTGAGCTACAAGGGCTTCCCATGAACCTCGAACTTGCACTTCTTACCAAGCTCGGAATTGAAGATACTTTGCCAGTTCTTACGCCATTTCTTCCAGTTATTTGCAGACGCTGGACACTCGGGCATCTTTGTATGGCTATCAGATTCTATCGTCTCGCGGTAGAGCGAATCAAAGCCCCACATATGAATCTCAGTAAAGCCTTTGCTGAGCAGATATTCGACCGCTTTATGTCCCGTAGATTCTCCATTCTCAACGTTATTTAAGATAGTATCTAGAATAACTGGTGCAGGATCGCACTGTTGCACGAGCCGCGTTATATTCTGCGGCACAATCACCGGAAAGTTTAGCTTCAACTTATTATTATGGATATGTCCAATGCAGACTTTATCCATGATGAACGTTGCCTTTAGTGGTAACGCAGAATCAGATAAATTACAGCCAAATGCTGGCCCATTGGGGTCATTTACAAAGTCCTTGCGGGAAGGACCATTACCTAGAAGATGTGCAATGCTCATATATGTATGTGAAATTGGTGCGGCAGACAGGGATCGAACCTGCGACATCAAGTTTGGAAAACTCGTTCTCTACCAACTGAGATACTACCGCATAGAAATATGTATATGGTGGTCCCAGCGGGATTTGAACCCGCAACCAAAGGATTATGAGTCCTCTGCTCTAACCGTTGAGCTACAGGACCGTAAAATGGTGGGCAAGACAGGGATCGAACCTGCACTCCAAAAGGAAAAGGCTTCTAAGACCTTCGCGTCTACCATTCCGCCACTCGCCCATAATCTGTAAAATCGTTTAGAACATCTTCATAAGCTTTATCCTGCTTGAAGATCTTTAGGATTCTAGCATGCTCGTAATCCGAAGTAGGAAAGATCTTAGGCTGCTCACCTTTAAGAAAGATAGCGGTGTAAGACCTATGCTTGTCGACCATTCTGCGGATCACTAGCATGTATTAACAGTAGTAAAGTTAAGATTGAACTGTGAAAGCTGATGAATCTTTATAGCAAGAATATTTATAATTCGATAAATACTGTAACTATGTACCAATACTCATGCAAAGTCAATAAGGTTCTAGATGGCGATACAGTCGACATCGATCTGGATCTCGGTTTTAATATCGTGCTAGCTAATCAGCGCGTTCGTATGGCTGGAGTGGATACTCCCGAATCACGCACATCCAACAAGGAAGAGAAGCCGCGCGGTCTTCTATCTAAGAAGAAGCTTGCCGAAAAACTGCCTGCGGGTAGTTGGGTCAAGGTTAACACTCTCAAGCCGGATAATAACGACGACAAATTTGGTCGTATCCTCGGTGAGTTTATTCTAGATGACGGCACTAATCTGAATCATTGGCTAATCAATAATAATTATGCTGTTCCTTATCAGGGTGAGAACAAAGAACTCGTGGCAGAAAGTCATCAGATTAACAAAGCAATTCTGATCAAGCGCGGAGAACTATAAAGAAAGCTATTGGCTGACCCTCATGGGCTCGAACCATGACTAGGAGAGTCAAAGTCTCCTGTGCTACCATTACACAAAGGGTCAACGAAAGTGGCGGAGGATGCAGGATTTGAACCTGCGGGACGAGTTATTTATCATCCTAGACTTTAGCAAAGTCTTGCATTAAACCGCTCTGCCAATCCTCCGAGTAAATATGGTGGTAGCGCTCGGGATCAAACCGAGGACCGCGCGCTTATCAAGCGCGTGCTCTATCAGCTGAGCTACACTACCATCAGAAAATGGTTTAAGAAGCCGGACGATTACCCTTGCTAAGGATGTGAACATGAACTCCATTGGCTGAAATGCCTTTTAGATTACTCACCTTGACCTTGTGACCGTGCTTTGCAGCAAAGCCTTCGACATAACTCTTAAGTTCGTCTCCGTCAAATCCTTTTTGATACGAATGCTCAGTTCCTTTGTGAACCCACATAGCCTTTGGCTCAGAGGCCAAAGTTTTGTTTTTGTTTTTGGCCACATCACCAGTCCACTTACGGGCTCCAATTACTGCATGACCGCCAGGCTTAACTGAGTTGAAAATTGAATGCATCACGTGATCGCGAACATGAGGCTCAACCACATTTAGCACATTGTGCGAAACCGCTGCGTCATAATGATTATGAGGAATCTGTTCAGACTTAGTATACTCAGGGGCATTCTTGCGTTTTTCCGGATTTGGCTCCATATCGTCGATTGTATGACTATGTCCAAGGCCGCGGTGCATTGCATCTCGTGTATGATCAAGCCCGGCTCCAATGCTGACAATCTTTGAGTGTGGCTTCAGTTTGTCTTTCAGAAAAGCACCAGTCTTCTCATAGGTACCGCCGGTCGTGGCAACCTGCGTCTTCTGAGTATTATTTGCGAATTGCGATTCTCTAAGGAATTCTTTAAAGGATTTCATCGTATCAGCTATTTATAGACTAAAAGTGGTCGGCGATGCAGGATTTGAACCTGCGGCCTCCTGGTCCCAAACCAGGCGCTCTACCAGACTAAGCTAATCGCCGAAAGTGGTACCACCACGGAGAATCGAACTCCGATTAACGAGATGAAAACCCGTTGTCCTAACCGTTAGACGATGGCGGCAGAAATTATACTAGAGCTAGATCGAATCTTAGCTCCAAGACCATCTATGATAGCAATTCCGTGAGCATCACATACTACCTTTTCTGGAATTTCGCCAGAATGCCTATCTCCGCCTTTAGCAAAGATATTTGGCTTCAAAAAGACAAGTGAGCGGCAAACGCTTCCATCGGTATCGATGGATAAGATTGCTTGGTCTACCACTTTTAGTGACTGAACAATGCGCAATCTATCTTGCTCGGTCTGAAATGGAACAGAACCCTTGATCTTTACTTGTGCATCGGTATTAACAATGACGACTAGTTTGTCGCCAAGTTCCTTAGCCCTTTCAAGGTATTCGATATGCCCGACATGAATCGGGTTAAAATAACCGCTGGCAACTACTATTTTTTTAGTTTGAGTATTCATAGATGAAATTGGCGGGATGGACGAGATTTGAACTCGCAATCTACAGCGTGACAAGCTGGTGCTTCGCCATTAAGCTACCACCCCTAAAATTATTTGAATAGGTGTAGTTTTGCTTTATATGGCTACACTCCAGCGAGTTTCCTATTTACGCATAGATTCCGGCAAGTTTAATGTTTCCCAATAAACTTGCCGTTAATGAACCCAGAGGCTTTTCGTTACATTCTGCGTTTTTCCGCTGACGGCTAGAGACCGTGCTCGTACCGAAGATGGAAACAATCTTCTACACTCCGAGCTGCTATTCAAAATTTGATAGTTGATTCCGTACCCAAGTCTATTAAAGCTGACCTCATTAAGGGTGTGCTAACTATCAAAAATTGAATTGCAGGCTGGGCTTGATACCAGCTGACAGCGCCAAATATCCGCGACTTAGCGGGGTCCCTTGCTGCCGCAAAATGAATTGCCCGGGGGGAATTAAACCTACCCTGGATTTAATACATGAGAAAATCCAAATCATCAGATTCTGGCAAATTGGCACGGACGGAGGGAATCGCACCCTCATAAGGCAGTTTTGGAGACTGCTGCACTACTAATGTACCACGTCCGTATAAAGTAAAGAATAAAAAAGTTGGGGGAGGAGATCGCTCCCCGCCCCCTTCCCAGTGGTGGTTATCCTAGTGGTTTGGTCTAACGGCTTGCGCCTCCCATTGGGCGTGTGCCATTCACTAGATACACCTGTTCCCTTGCGGAAATTGAGAAAAATGGTGGACTCAACAGGGATCGAACCTGCGACCTTCTGCTTGCAAAGCAGCTTCTCTACCAACTGAGATATGAGCCCTAAAAATAAAATGGTGCTGAGGGAGGGATTTGAACCCCCAGCCTTCGCGATGTAAACGCGCTGCTCAAACCGTTGAGCTACCCCAGCTTATCAATGAAATTGGTGGGCACGCTTGGACTCGAACCAAGGGGTATCCGAAGAGGGGAGATTTACAGTCTCCTGCAATAGCCGCTATGCGACGCGCCAGAAAAGTGGCGGAGGAAGTAGGATTTGAACCCACGGTGAGTTGCCCCACGACTGATTTCAAGTCAGTTGCCTTAAACCGGACTCAGCCATTCCTCCGTAAAATCGATGGAGCACAGGGCGAGAATCGAACTCGCTAATAGCAGGTTTGCAAGCTGCGGTCTAACCAGTTGACTTCCTGTGCAGAAAATAAATAACGGTTTTATCTGAATCTTGCTCTTGGGCGATACGAAGAACGCAACCGAATCGGAAAGCATCGCTTGCTGGCATCAGACCCTCACACCGTGAAGGGAAATTTGGTGCACTCCGTTTCGACTTTACTTTATTGGGTCGGAATCTTTGATTCACTTTGAAGATGAATCTAGTGCAAAATGGAGCCCTCGGACGGGATTGAACCGACGACAACCAGTTTACAAAACTGGTGCTCTACCAACTGAGCTACAAGGGCAAAAATGGGCCCGGCAAATATTTAACGACGTCCGGGACCGTCAAAACTAAAAAGAACAAATTACATTCGATCCCTCTCATAACACACTTATGTTATGGATTGGATCCCCTTATCGGTCGTTTGGACTCCTTAAAGCCGGCGTCTGGCAGTTAAATTGAAATTTATTATAGAATGACCGCATTTGAAATGCCATGTCATTTATTTATCTAGATCTTATATTAGATGGTGGGAAAGTAAACATCTAAATGGACAATAAGTGCAATAAGCGTTGATCTACGACAGGCTATTCGCTAATATAAAGATACGGTTTCCACTCATCGCGGAATGACATACCCACTGGCAGCACACCGGTGTGTTGGTTAATCACTCGCGAACGCACTTCCTGGCCATTCACGTCATGGTAAGGAAAAGTATCTTCTTTCGCTGAGTTACATGACCGACAGGCCAGAGCGATGTTTGACTGATCATTTGGCCCGCCTAACGACTTTGGGTAAATATGATCCTTTGTGGCCTCAGAAAATGGAATCTTCTCTACGCAGTATTGGCACACTCCTTTACAGAGATGATAGAGCGTCTTGAGTGAGATATTCTGGCCAGAGCGGCGACGATAACCAAAGTGATAGGTACAGACCACGATGGTCGGCACTGGCCACTGAGTTTCTAGCCCAGTAATAGCATTTGGCGCGGAACGCAGGCATGGCTGATCAGAATATAAGTTAACCGATCCATCGGCCCAACTCAAAGAACTTCCTACACCTTCCAGATTCTCCACATCAGATCCGTTCCATGAGACACAGTTGCCCATTGCATCGATGCCCTTGACTCGGCTATTCATCAAATGCCGAATTGCAGCTCGTGCAGTAAAGAAGCGACCGTTTGATTGGTAGTTCTTGTTTAGTACCAGAGTAGTGCGAGTGTGTGGATCTACTGGAATCATTATCCTACAATAGACTTGACGACAGAAGAGAATCCTTTGCGAGGGACATTATATTTGCGGGCAGTCTTCCAGCTTTCACCGTTGAGAACCTGACAATGGCCACCAGTCTTGTGATCCCAGATCATTACTCCAAAGCGATTAACCGAGGTCTCTCGCGGCACGAAGTTAGGATCTGTCAAAATACCGGCTGATTGCAGCCGGTGCGTCATCTCTGATTCGGTATACATCTTATTTTCCTTAAACTCATTAAGCTTAATTGCGGTTGCCGCGACTAAGTAGATTATTCACATTCTCCTCTAGTTTCTTCACTTTGGAATAGGCCATGCCATTGATCTTTTTCCGAAGCACTTCTGCGCGCTTCTGATTAACATAGCTATCCAATATCTCTTCCATATCATGGAGACGATCGGAGGGAGATTCCATTCCAATAAAATTGACCAGGTTAGCTATCTCCTTAGCCATTTCAATAGCTACTTTGCTATACGTATTAGTTTTCTTAACTCTTTTATTCTTATTCATGGTCAAGCAGTGCCTTTACAATTTTCTCAGCATTTTCTTGAAATGAGGGATACTGTAGCGTGCTAAAGCGGGCGCCATGCTTCTTAATAAGAGCATCCCAGTCTGCTTTCTCTGCGGGAGTAAGTGGTATACTGCTTGGCCGTGCTACAGATGCTTTGCGGATGATTTCGACAATCTCATCTTCTGCAAGACGCGCAGCTGCAGTCTGAACAGCCCTATCTGGCCAGACCTGCTGACGAATAGAAGTGCTGCCGTCAGTAACATGAATTAGCCAAAAGCCATTGCGGAGACCATCATACGCATATGGGTCATTGACCGCCAATAACTTATTCTTACCGACTTTGCGGTATAGTCGTTGATCGTCCTTTGTAGCTGCCGTTGCAGCTACTCGGTTGACAGAAAAACAGTTTGTTACCAGATTCCGTAACCGCGCACATTCGTTCTTGTAATGCTCGAGGTCTGATGTAGCAGATTTCTTTTTAGAGATTAACATAATATTCTTATGGGATAAAATTTTGTTGGTCAAAGTTGTCTTCGACATCGCTCGTGACTTCAATTTCAATATCCTCAAGATCATCATCGGGACGCTCTGGACAATTGGCATGGTGAAAGCCGCGGTATCCGCACTCAATGCACAATTTATATTTCATGGGATGTAAATTGACCCCGCTTGTAAATGCGACCCTCAGAGTAAATCTCTGATAATCTGTCGTCTGCGCTAACAGCGCGTGCAGCGACAGTCGGTGCAGGGGCGTAGTCAATGGTAGCAAAGCGGGCGTATAGCTCGCGTCGGAAATCAGATCGCGCAAGCGCTGACTCGCGCAGGCTTCGTTGGTATTCGTTTTTAGTCATGGAAAATTTATTGCAAGACTTTATTCACTTAAAGTGGCGCGAACTTTTCTGCACTCGCCTTTGACTGAGCAATCGCCTTCTCTACCCACGCGTCGTATGCGACACGGTCAGTGATACTGACTCCTGGCACAATACCGGCGTTAATCCAATACTTCAGTAATCCCTGAAGTTCGCCGCTAAGGTAGGCATAGTGATTTGTGCGTTTCCATTCAGAATTAAATGCAGCGTTAGTGTCAATGTTAGTAGTGTTATTCATCATTAGAACCATACAATATCCTATGAGAAAGTAAACTACTACGAATTACATAACTTGTTGAGTAGCAATTGTTGCGCTGGATTCTTATAATCCATCGCTACTCGATGTGCTATTCCTTAGAGTTCAGCTTAGCTTTCTTATTTGCCTTAGCTTTCTTATTCAGCCGTACGACCACTTGCTCGGATGTCATCCAGATGTCTTTGTTATCAAGTATTGCTCGAATCTCGTCTTTTGTTAAGAAATTCTCATAGATCTCGTTAAGCAGTTTTTCCGACCAGTCGCGCTCATGATTGATCTGGTCGATCATCTCGCCGCCTTTACCGATAATTCCTCCGCTGTAATTATGGAACATGAACATGGAATGCGGCGAGATCTCATAACTATCAGACATCAAAAAGATAATCGTTGCTGCACTCATACACGCGCCTTCTACCGAAGCAACTACCTGTGCTTTGCACTCCTTGAGCACGCGCATAAACTGAATTGCTGTCCATAAGCTGCCGCCCTCTGAGTTAATGTAAAGCTTGACTAGGTCAGTTGGTGGAGCATGCCGAATTACATTGAACCATTCGGTATACTTACTAGCTTCTTCAATCTCGCCGGTCAGATAGTACTCATGAAGATGAGCAATTTCCTTACCAGCAAATGCATTCTGTGCTTTCTTTTCTTGATTAAGCAGCTCGAGTAACGGATTAGACGATGAATGGTTTTGTTTCATTATAGTATGTATGCCACTTTTTACTTACTAGGTTCGAGCAGTTTTCTACGACGATGTTCCTCGATTGTTTCAAGTAGCGGTTTTGCCCAATTGTCTCTGTGCTCCTTAAGGACAATCGGTTTGGAAAAGTCTACTGCAATTACTGTCACTAGGTTGACGATAGGAATTCTAGTACGCTCCTCGAACATGATGGCATATGCTGCTTCCTGCATGAAGTAGTTATGAATATCATCTGCAGTCTTCACTCGCGAGGAAGTCTTGATATCTACTACAGACAGCACACCATCAAACATAGCGATCAGATCACATCGACCAGCCACGCGCAAATGATCGGAATATAGTGGCGCTTCTTGAATCAGAATATCTGTAATACTCGCATCTAGAATAGGCTGAATAGAGCGAAATGAAGCAGCGCTATTTGGCATAGCGCGCGTCAGATCAAGCGGTTTGTTATTTAGATAGTCTTCTACTAACGAGTGTACCGATGTCCCACGAGATGCAGCTACACGGGACACACGATTTGCCTCCACTTCTCCTACTGCTGTACGCCATTCCTGAATCTTTTCTTTAGATAAAATACTCAGCACAGAGGTAATCGATGGATAGCGATTACCCTGCGGCGTAACATAAGTACGGCCGGTTAGCGCATTCTCACAGAGAATAGTGTCATAACCTAAACTAACCGGCATATGGTTAAACTTCATCAGCTAATATCTTCTTTGTCTTCCAGGTAGTTACTGACATCGGAGGGGCGATTCATCCAGGACTGGAATTCATTCTCTTCATCCTCGTTCAGAGGTCGTTTTGACTTCTTTGCTGAATAGCTCCGTTTTGCAGAGCGGTCAATATCATCAAATTTACCAGTGAATTCTTTCTGTTTTACCCTAGTTGATTTCATGTCTTCGTAGCTTTAATGTGTTTGTCTTTTTGTACGATTTCCTTTGTCATAATGTAATCTCGGACTAGGCCGGACCGTACGATATCCTGCCAGCCAAACTCAATAGAATAGAAATACTTCATCTGCTCGATGATCTCCATGAACTCGAGAATACCGCACTTGTCATTCTTTTTCTCGAGGTCAGTCTGATAGTAGTCGCCGCACATAATCAGACGGCAGTTATCACCCAGACGAGTAATAATCGAGTCAAGCTCATGGAATGTAAGATTCTGCATCTCATCGATAATGACGATTGAGTTACGCAGAGTGATACCGCGGACAAATGAGGTTGTCAGGAACTCAACTTGTTTCTTAGCCACCAGCTTTGCCCATGCCATAGGATCGCCAAACAACTCGGCGCAGATAGCAATGTAAGGGTATAAGTATGTAGATTCCTTCTCTGCGCGATCTCCCGGAAGGAAGCCAATGTCACGAGTTGGAACAATTGAGCGGACAATAATAATCTTTTCGGCTTTTGACTTACCAGACATAACCTCCTCGAGCGCAAGATACATGGCTAGAAAAGTCTTGCCCGTTCCGGCACAGCCAGATAAGCACAGGTGGTTGTTTTTCTCAAATGCTTTAAATACCTTCTCCTGAGACTTAGTCAGAGGCTCGATCACTTTAAGTGATTCAAACCTTGGAAGTACTACTGGAGCTTGAGGCTGTTTCTGTTTTTGTTTTTTCAATTTAGCCATTAGCGGGTTTTGATAGTGTTTATACTTCCTGCTTTTTTCTTTACTTTATTGAGAACATCATTCCATCCACTGCCTGCGCGAGTTACGTTATCCTTGAAGCCAGAATAAGAAACTGTTGCTGCTGATACACCGCGCTTAACTGTATTCTTGCCACAGGAAGGGCAAGCACGAGCATCGTCGCGGTTAGCAATCGGAACATTTTCTGCAAACTCATGGTCGCATGAGCTGCAGCTGAAATCGTAGTTAGGCATAGATGGTATTATGTATTGCCAGTAAACCAGTCAGGAGTGGTACGCTTTGACCAGACCATCTTGAATCGGCTTTGCTTGGTGCGATAGAAGGCGCGGTATGAAGCTACAGGATCAGCAAGATTCTTGCATTGAGGCTGAGACTCCATGGCTAGACGAAACTGAGTTTGTGGGATATTGGGTATATTGTGCGGAGCCCAACACAGAACAGGTCGGAGTTTGGCATCTGTCTTGTGTGTCTTGCCATAGCGGTGAGTATACTCATCGCACAGCGCGCAGAAGTGCTGGTAGTGCCAGGTATAATTTGCTAGCGATTCCATCGTCCAGACAGTCGATGGATGCCCAGGATGAGTGACATTGTAAAGAATAGCATTGGCTTCTTGATCTTTAAGTTGCCATGTTTTCTTGAGGCGAATCTTGCCCGTCCTTGCGCTAGTGACAGACTGTGGAATGCACAGTCCGTCAAGCAAACGATGAGTTGTGCTTAGCATCTGAGCAGACTCGACAATCATCTTGACAACGTGCTTGTTGCACTGATACTGTGCGGCAAGCACGGGGTCTGAATCTAACACGAAGATATTCATAATATAGACTATACTTTATCCTACTTTGCGCAGGATGTAAACTAAAAATACTCAGGCCGCAAACTCGGCTGGTGGGCTTAGTTGCATTGACTGGATATATTCCTCAAGATACTGCTGTTTTCGCTGTAAAGCCTGAACTCGTTTTTCATTGCCTTCTTTCTGTAAGCGCTGAACGAAATAATCGAGTTCTAGACAGTCTTGCTTGAGTCTTTCCAGTTGGTTTGTAATCATGGGTTGTTATTACGGGTTAAGCCATGATATAGTGAGCACAAGGTGTGCCATCAAAGAATTATTTGGCAATCAATTTTGGCCAGACAGTTTTTACCAGATCTTTGGTAATTCCGGGAAACTTGGTTCCTAGAGTCTTTTCCTTCATTTGACAGACAACATTTGCATCTTCTGGATGCACGCCTTCAAGGATAGCCATAAACATGGATTCGCGCTTTGCTGGCTTGAGTTTCTCGCCCTCGCCGCCTTTGACGAAGTAAGTAAAGTGAGTGGTAACGCGCCGAAGATCGGTTGGAGCAAGTCCTTCATTTGAAAGGGCAGATTTATATCCTGGAATACCAGCAGGAAGCGTGAAGATAATGCTGTCATCAAATGATGCGCGCAGAACATCACGGAGAGCTAGCGAATCATTCTCCTTGAGAATTGCAATCTTTTCTTCAGTAGCAGCGGCATTAGAGGCCTTGTAAAGCACCTCGTAGATTTTCAGGTATTTCATAGTGTGATAGAATTAAATTCCGCGGCGCACTCAATGAGTTGAGCGCAACGTTTGCCAATCAGATAGTTTAGTGTGTTTGAAGCTGGTTTCACTGCCTCGAATGTATTTATGATCTCAAGCTTTTTGGTAGGAGGAATAGCAGACAAATCGATCAGAGCGCGGTTGCGCTGATAATTGCGATAAGTCTCCTGATCCATAACAGATTGAAGATTGGAGATATTCTTAACCCATTCGTCAATCTTCTTGGTGGTGACTGGTTTTTGACGGATACTATCTACAAAGGTATTATCTGGCGACAGAACATTCGGAATGCCATCGCCGGAATCTCCGCGAAAAATATGCTCATAGAGATATGCAACCGGATCGCCTTCTTTAATAAGACCCTTTGTCATCGGACTGAACTGCTTGACGTTTTTATACTGGTGCAGTTGCACAAAATCCTTGTCAGCCGAGATAATCATTACGGGCTCGCCTTTACCGAATTCTTGCGTCTGATACACCATTGTGGCAATAACATCGTCTGCCTCTATGCCGTGTAAGTGGACAACCTTGAACGGCAGATTTTCTTTAATCTCATCGCGCACTGTGCCGAGAATGCGGAAGAACTCTGTCCAATCGAGGCCGCTGTCTTCGCGGTTCTTCTTGCGGTGTGCCTTATACTGCGGATAGAGTTGCTTACGCCAGGTATTGCCGCCGTCGCAGGCTACAACCATCTGGCCATACTCGTGTCGGTACTTGACGTTATACATTCGAAGCGAGTTCAGAATCATATGCCTCACTAAGTGTTCTGACACCTCCGCTTTCATTGCAAACAGATTGGCAATAGCGACACCAGAATAATCTACGATAATCATAGTAACGATACCCTACACCGAGCACTCAGGTTTGTAAACATCAAAATTGCAATTTAGCCAAATGTTTTCGCGTGATCTTGCAGGTTAGCCAATCATTGTAATAGTTCTTATCTAGGATAGCTTTGCGCGTGAACTGCTCATATGCCTCCCAGTAACTGCATTCTGATTTTGAGATACAGAGATAAAGGATCTCGCGCCGAAAGCTTTCGGCACCTAGGTCCTTCACATCCTGCTGGATTGCGGCGTTTGAGCCGTAGTACTTGCGCCAATCCGACTCAATCTTGAACTTCTTTTTCTTACCCTTAATCTGCTTGCTCTTCGAGCTGAAGAACAATTTCTTACCGATATACTTTCGGCCATTTACCAGATTGGTAATACAGTAGACAAACCCGATATCCTTCTTGGGATCGAGCTCGCCTTCCCCTGGATCAAATAGCGCATTCTGATAGTACCACATAGTTAATGGTATCTATCAGAGTTTCTTCAATCATCCTCTATCGTATCCTCTTCCGATTCATGTGAGCCACAGAAAGGACAGAACTCAGGATAGAATTCATCTCCATCGTTAGCATTAGTATCCTGCTCTGGATCCAGATCATTTGAGATCAGGTCAAACCCGATAGAGTATAGGGCTCCACAGCAGTTACATTCTTTTTCGATCTTCATTGGTTATGCCTCACATGATGCACAGTGGAGTAGGTTACGCCCCAGTTCCTGTGCTGGGTTGGTGCCACGCTGATAGTACAGACTCTTAATTCCCTGCTCCCATGCAAAGATTATTAGCTGATTGACGTCCTTAGGTAATGTCTTAGGATGAATCATCAGATTGATTGACTGGCTCTGATCAATGTACTTTTGACGAGCAGAGGCCTGAATCAAGATTTCCTTTTGTGAAATCTCGCCGAAGGTCTTGAATACTTCTTTTTCATTTTCGGAGAGGAAGTCGAGATGTTGTACTGTTCCGCCTCTAACTAAAATTGTCTGCCATACTGCCTTATCGTTTTTGCCGTGTTTTTCGAGCACCGCCTGAAGGTAAGGATTCTTGTAAGTGAACTTGCCTTTTGACAGATCCTTCACGAAGTAATTAGAGTTCAGCGGCTCAACGGAGGGTGATACCTGACCAAGAATAAAGCTTGAGCTTGTTGTTGGAGCGATAGCTAATGTAGTGACATTCCGTAAACCATAGCCGCGTAAAAGCTCAGGCTCGCCAAATACCTTAGCCATTTCACGGGATGCTGCCTGAGTTTTATCTCGTAGTAGCCTATGAATCTGCACATTCAGTAGCTTAGCTTCGAATGACTCAAACGGAATCATCTTAGACTGTAGATATGAGTGCCATCCCAGCACACCGATGCCCAGAGCACGTTGAGATACTGCAAACTTATACGGAGCTTCCATGAATGGCAGACCTGCTACTTTGCGAATAAACTCTGTCATTACTGCATCAAGAAACCACGTTAGCGTCTCAGCTGCATCGGTATCCTTCCATTCATCGTAGTGCAGCAGGTTCATGCTGCTCAGATTACAGACAAATGATTCTTCCTCGTTTGAGGACAGCGCAATCTCAGAGCACAGATTAGAGGCTACAATCTTGCGGCCTTTGTCTTTGTAGACCTGCGGGGCATTATTGTTTACATTATCCGAGAATACGATGTAGGGATAACCAGACTCAAAGCGCTTCTGAATAACCTTACTCCAGATCTTGCGCTTGCCTTCATCTCCTCCAACCATCGACTTCATCCACTCATCTGTGATAGTTACGCCAATAGACAGATTCTGAATGGAATGGCCATCAGATCGAATCTGCAAGAACTCCAGAATATCTGAATGCTCGATTGGCATATATGCAGCAAAAGATCCTCGGCGAACATTTGATTGAGAGACTACATTTGTGGTAGTCTCAAACATCTCCATAAAATGAACTGGGCCAGAAGATTTACCACCGGTTGAGATCTCAGCGCCGCGAGGACGAAGTGCGCCAAAGTATGCAGACGTGCCTCCACCCATCTTTGTCATCATTCCAACCTCTGCTGTCTTCTCTAGAATACACTCAAGCTTGTCGGAGATGTATGATCCAAAGCATGAGATCGGTAGGCCGCGTGGTATGCCGAAATTTGCCCAGATTGGACTAGACAGTGAATACCATCCTCTAGACATATAATCCTCGAACTTATTCGCAAACCCAGGAACTCGCAAAATTTCCTCTGCAGCCTCAGCAATATGCCGAATACGATGCTCAGGCGTCTGGCCAGTAGCCAGATATCCACGTTCAAGAAAGAGGCGCGAGTCCTCATTGAGCCAATAATATCGGTCGTTCATTCAATTAAAATAGATCGGACGCTTGGTAAGATTGCGATTTCTTTGCGTATTCTACCGGACGCTTAAAGAAGAAGTCTGTCGAGTTATTTCCCAGAACATCCTCGTCAAACCATGTAGTCTTATCTAGGAGTTTCTGGTCTAGGTTCTCAAATATCGGTGCAATACCAATCTGAACTAATGAATCATTCAGGCGGAACTTAATGAACTCTTTTAGAATATCAGCGCTCAGACCTTCTGCATTGTAGCCATTAACGGCCCAGTCGATAATCTTAGCTTCTGCATTATATGCTTCTTTACACTCATGACGGATACGCTCGATGAGCTCGTTATCGAATAGCTCAGGATGCTCCTCACGGATCACATTAACCAGCTTAATGCCCACCATAGCGTGCAGTAGCTCCTCGCGGGAGGTATAAGCAACTTGTTGAGCGGTATCTTTGAGAACATTCCGAAAGCGATTAAACCAGTTGATAGTATAAAATTGGCTGAATAGCGACACATTCTCTACATAGAGCGTGAACAGAATTAGCGAATAGACATACTGTTTGCGCGAATCCTTGTAGTGTTTCCTGAGATACTTTCTTAGGTACTGCACTCGCCCTTGAATGATGTCGAGCTTAAGATTCTCCTCGAATAGATGCTCCATCTCAAGAACTCTAAGCAGACGCTCATATGCATTATTATGGATCACCTCTACATTGGCCATCACATAACCCAAATCTGTAATAGATGGATGTGGAAGATTCTCTCCAATCTTGGCCCAGAAAGTCTTAACTGCTACTTCGATCTGACCAATGGCAGATAAGCAGCGCGAGATCATCTCACGCTCCTGTTCAGTTAACTCAGTCTTAAAGTCCTGAACATCACTCTGAAAATTGAACTCCTTGTCGGACCAAAAGCCATTGTGCATGGCGGTAATGAACTCTTCAGTCCAGGGATAATGATCCGGCTTGCGCGATATTTGTTCTTCAAAAATCATAGTTGGTAGGTCTTAAATGACAGAGTATTACTGTATCCTATTCATAGGTACTTGTAAACCTTTAAACCGCAGTGGCCTCAAAAACACAGTGAGATATCTATACTCCGGTGTTTTTACACCAGAGTGAAACACCGCTAGCGGTAATAACTTACTCAACTGGGTGCCGACGACGAATAGCTCTAAGAGCTCCTGTGTTGATATCTCGAATCACTATCAGATGATCGTTTTTGCGATTCTGGTTAGCATAGTCATAAATGGCTTTGTGGTTCTCATTTTCCATATTGAGAAACTTAGACCAACGCTCAAACTTCATTCTGCCCTTTTCAAACTTTCTGAATGTCTCTGGTTCCAGATCAAATTGTTTGTAGCGACGAAATACTTGCCCAGGATGTGCCGTAGTAGGCATTGACATACTAGCAGTATCTCCTGTACGGTTGGTAGGTGCAGCAGGAGTTGCACTGACGGCTGCGGCCGGTGATCCATCCTCGCGGAGTTTTCGTAGTGGCTTCATTAGCGAGTAATGTCTTCGGTGGTTATACAGATTAGCTGCTGAGTGTTTCTATGCTTGACATGGAACACCGGAATTCCTATAATACTACCAGCAGGTGAGACTGCCTCTGTCACATCAATCTTAGTGCCTGAGTGAGCGCGAACCTCGCCAGTTGAGAGTAATGGTAAGTTATTTCTCAAAGAGTAAGTGCCAGGTTGCAGGTAACCCTTATCATTGAGAAACCATGTGTTTTCCTGTAGTGCAAGATCAAAGTCAATTCCCTCGATCTTCTCGAGCATAGCGCGAATACCCTTATCGCTCATGCCCGTTTCTTCTTTCAGCAGATACAGCGCTGCTGCATAAGATGCAATCCGCGTCTTTCCCAGAGGTACTTTATTGAGTAGCTTCTTGAGATTGAACACCAGACGGTGGAATGTGGTGTATGATGAGCGCTCGGCATCAGTCTTAAGCTCAGATGACTTACGCAGCACAGTTCCATCCCGATCAATGATGCCATGCTTAAACGCATCCATCTCTTCCCAGGGTGTCACCAGAATCTTTAGAAACCGGAATGTGTAGTAGAGATCAGCTGTACGAGAGATCAGACCCATAGAGATTACGGCTTAATATCACGTTGCAGCTTGCGAATAGTATGGTCTGTGCCATAAAACCCCCTGCCGTTTGAGCGCCGTGCAACTTCGAACTTATTACCAGTTAATTTGTGAGTAAACTGATCTGTGCCAGTGCCCGCAAATCCACTATGGACATGAGTCACATCATAGTTGTTGTGGAATTCTTCTTGATCTTTAATATGCTTTGGACTTGGCGCAGATGCCGAATAATCTCCTTTATGCGCAGCTACATAAGCTTTTGCAAAATCCGCGGATTGGCCATCATGGTGAACAATATGGTCTGGGTTTAAGCGAAGTGACTCAGAAATTTCCGCAAATGCTTGACCTAGTGAGGTTATTGTGTATTGGTTCATAATTGTTGTGGTATATTACTATGGTCGTTAATTGCCATAGTCATTATGAAAATTAGCTTGTTTACGATGGTGGACAGCCAATTGCTTAGCAGAGTCATTGAATGGGCCTGCGGTAACACTTTTAAAGTAATCGCGCATTATTTCATGTGCATGAGCAGCATCTGCATGTTCACGACTAGAATTAGCAAATTTGCCCGCAGTATCTGCGTGCGCTGATGCTAATTCCGCATGCTCGTGCGCTTCACGTCCGTCTAGCTCGGCAGCGCTACTCAAATGATGAATAGTACCAGCCAAATGATGGGCAACAGTATCACCGGCGTTAAAGCGAGCTTCTGTTAACGAATTCATTGCGCGGTAGGAATCCGCAACGGTTTTGGTATGTGAAGACATAGTAGTACTTTCTTAATTGTGGATTTGTTTATATTTGGCGGAGTATTGTGGCAATCTTCATGTCGAGCGGTATCTCGACTCTTTCAGTTGTTGGTAGGTAATTTAGATAGATCAGAAACGTTTTAAGCGCGGGCCAAAGTTCTTCTTCAATTCGATAAAAGGACATACGGTTGGCGGCCTCGATTCCAAAGACATTGTAGATAATAATCAGATGGTTCAGAACTAGTCGTTCCTGAAGCTCGCCCGTTTGAGTATATCTGCGCAGTAGCCGCTTGATATACCTGAAACGAGCAAGATCATCTTTAAATTCAGCAATGTCCAGACACTGTGGATTATTGTAGTGCTTGGCTGCAAAGAGCGTAAAGTTATCCTCTGTCAGTTCATCAAAAAGCTTCATAGTGGTATTTATGAGGTACCACTATGAAAGATCAATGATGTGCATTGATCTTATCAATAATTTCTTGTTTCCTCATTTGCATAGATACGGCAATTCCACGCGCGCGACCATACTTAAACAATTCCGGTTTTGTCATGGGCGACAGATCAATACCATCATCTTTGGTGTCAATTGCAGCTTCCTGCGAAATAATTGACTCCTCAGGAATTGGTTCAGCAATAGACGCTGTGGGAGCATATGAGACCTTTACAGGTTCACCAGTGGTGTCCTCGATCTTATAGTAATATGGATATCTGGTGTAAAACCCCAGCGCTTTCTTGATCTTTTGGAATAATGTAGTCATGATAAATGAGTTAGTGGTTTTGACGATTATTTAGTATAATCTTAGTTCTCGTAGTCGTAGCGTCTATTTGTGTGGTGTTCCATCCTGCCCTCGTGATACTTCGCAATATTAAGCGAACAGCTTAGGGTGAAATTTCTTTACCCAATCAGGAGCGTTTTCGTTTGATGTTCCAGTATGGTACTTAGCAATAGTCTTCTTGATGTCGCCTATAGGTCCATGCCAGTGCATGCTGTGTGAACCATCTGCTTTACCGGCGCCAAATTTGACTGTAACTTTTCCGCCGCTTAGATGACTAACTAGTTGAGCATGTGCTTTCTGCTGTTCTGGGGAATATGCATCGGCGCCACGATGGGCCCCCCAATTATATGAGTGTTGGCTATCTTCAGCAATTTGCATTGCGCGATAAGACTCGGCGACGTTTTTGATTGATTTGTTATCTGTCATAGTAGTATGTTCTATTGAATAGTTTAGAGATTACGTGCCCTCGCCGTTATGATACTCGGCTTGATCCATGTGGGCTCTAGCTAGGCGACCATTTGGATTATGCGCTTCGTGGGCCTCCGCCGCTTTGGCATGAAGTTCAAAAGCAGCGTCGTGATCACCACGCTCGCCGGTTTCATCGGCCTTCTCTGAGGCAGTCCAGGCCTTTGCGCTTAGAGAACTCCTCGAAGGTTTGCTGGATTTGGCAGTACCCTCAGATACCGTGCCCTCGCCGTTATGATACTCAGC